CCCATAGAAAGCAGTTAGATGCTGAACACAATGCTAACGGTCCTGCTGAAGCACAAACAATTAAAGTTGCTGATTTGATACATAACAGTTCAGACATAGCCGCACATGATCCTAGGTTTTGGAAAACATACAAGACTGAGAAATTGCAAACTTTAAACTTGTTAGATAAAGCAGATGCTACACTTAAAGCAAGAGCATTTGCACAAATTATGGAAGGTAAGTAATGATTAGCATATTGCAAGAAACAACCGATTGGGGCAAATTCAAAGTCAATAACGGCATTTATCATATAAATGGTGCTGGTAGTTTAGTTGCATACCAAGTTAACCAAGATGCAGAAGTGCAAGTTCTTAAATCGCCTAGCAAACAATTTTCCAAGTCGCGAAGAAAATTTGTGAAGATTGGTGAGCGACCAGAAGAAGTTGCAAGTCATGTTATTGAAGTCAAAGGTTCTAAAGGTAATGTTTACTATGTGGACACAGAAAAGAACACTTGTACTTGCCCAGGATTCACATTCCGAGGTAATTGTAAGCATATTAAATAAATACTAGTATGTTAGTAGAACCAAATCACCAAGCATTACATATGAAGGCAGACGTTGATCCGTTTACTGCTGACGATGTGAATTGGCCTGAACGACAAAAAGAAATGTTCCAACTTATGAGAGATAAGTTCGGTATAGGATTGGCCGCTCCACAGTTAGGTGCTAGTTACAATATGTTTGTAATGAATCACACAACATTAGGTGACATAGGTGTTTACAATCCAGAAATTATTTCGCAGTCGGAAGAAACTGTATGCCAGGAAGAAGGTTGTCTAACATTCCCTTTATTATTTTTTATGGTAACAAGACCTGCAAAATGCACAGTTAAGTTCTCTGATGCTTTCCAAGAAGAGCATACACTAGAACTAGAAGGTACTGATGCTCAATGCTTTCAACACGAATTTGATCACTTACAGGGTAAGTTATTTTTAGAATATGCTAGTGACATGAAATTGCAAAGAGCAATGAAGAAACGTGAAAAGAGAGTAAAACAGTTATTAAAGATGCAGGCATAAGGTAACTTATGGACTATCCGTTTTTTGTTAATAACTTCGACAGAGTTAAAGATCACAAATTAACCCATCCAGCAGTAAGCGAAATATTTAAACACCCTGTATCCTTCTGGTATGGGCAACGTAACGGTAGGAATTGTAAAGACTTACACAAAGGCATACAACGTTTACTAAACCGTACATTGCCGCAACTACCAGTATTTGTTATATATAATTTGCCTTCAAGAGACATGGGACATTACAGTAAAGGCGGCGCAAGTGGAGAACAAGAATACTTAGACTTTTTATTTCAGTTCTGCAATGGAATTGGAGATCATAAACCTATAGTAATATTTGAGCCTGATGCTTTACCTCATAGTACATTAATGGATAAGAACGATAAAGAGTTTCGTATTAGACTTATGAAAGCAGGTATTGATGTTTTAACACAGAACAGTAATGCTATTGTGTACTTAGATATAGGACATAGTAATTGGTTAGAACCAGATGTAGCAGGCAAGTTAATTAACTCTGTTACTAACAAACATGTACGTGGCTTTAGTGTTAATGTAAGTAACTTTAGAACTACAGAAGAGAGCATTAAATGGGCTCTTAGAGTTACAGAGAACACGTCTAACAAACGTTTTGTCATTGACACTAGTCGTAATGGCAACGGCCCTTATGGAAACGAGTGGTGTAATCCTCCGGGAAGAGCACTAGGAATTCCACCTACTACAGATACAGGTGTAGAAGAATGTGATGCATTTTTATGGATTAAGATACCTGGAGAATCAGATGGTACAGGTAATGGTGGTCCAAGAGCTGGAAAGTTTTGGCCTGAATATGGAAGTGAGTTAGTTTTAAATAAAGTTTAACTTACACCGCTTGGGTCTAATGGATCTGAGTCAACAGTATCTTGAGTACCGTCGCCAGTCATATCATCACCTGCTGGTACTTCTATGCTATTTTCTAAGTAATGTTTAGCATCACTTATGTATACTCCTGCTTTGGTAATCTTTGACTGCCACCAATGAGGAAAGTCCGCATCTGGCAAATCATCTAGCATTTTGTATAATTCAACACAGTAAGAACCCATTTGGAATAAGTCTCTTTTAACCATGTCTCTCTCGTTATCAACGTGTCCTACTGATAGTTTATCGTTTTCTTCATCACCAGCATCTCTTTCACTTACATCATATGAGTCAAGCAAAGTTGTTGAACGAGGCTGTTCTACTATGTTTGGTGTGATACCTGCAAGTTGTTGTAGTTTTTCAATTTCGTTCATTTTATAATCCTGCTAATTTTTTAAGTTCTACCATTGTTTCTTCTAAAGCATTGTCTATTGCTTGATCAATTGATTCTTCTTGCTGTGCTGGATTCATACCTGGTAACTGTGGTTGATGTGGAGTTCTTTGTTGAACTGCCCCGTCAGATCCTTTACCTCTTGGTTGAATTTTTAATCCTACTTGATCCAATATATTTTGTGTTACTCTTTCTTGTTTTCCCTGAGGACCTTTAATAAGAATATATGCTGGATTGTTTGGTGTTGGAGGAGCAACGGTTACTAGTTTAGTTCCTTGCATTAGTCCTGGAACTTGCCCTAACATCATAACTTCTTTACCGCTTTTATCTAGTAATACATAGTCAGCATCTGGACCATCTAGTTCATCATTTCGGAAGTCGCCTTGCTGAAACTCATTAACTTCTTCATCTTCTGCGTACATGTCTGAAAGATCTAATGCTTCTGCTGGCTCACCGTGGTCTTTCCAATCTGCATCATCAACTAATGCTTCAATATATATTTGAATGCATTCATCTCTGTCATCATCTGCATGTAAACCTTTTTCTCTACAAATTTCGTTAATTTCGTCGTCCAGTTCTTCCATTGAACAACCACATGCTATACAAAGTCCTTCTTCACCACCCTTTTGATAAGCATCAAATAGTTCATCATATGCTTGAGATTCACGGCTTTGTTCTGCTTGTGGATCAAAACTTTCTTCCATTTCTGGTTCTTCGTCATCTTCTAGTTGTGCTTTAAGTTCGTCGTAGTCCCAAGTATCACCGTATTCATCTTCAAATTCTTCTTTGCTCATTTGATCGACATCTATTAATACGTCTTTTAGTTTGCCTTCTTTAATATCTAAACCAGCCATTTGTCTCATGTAGTTGAGATCGTCTTCTTCTTCAATTGCTTCTTCTGGGTTACCATATGTCTCACATGGATTCTTACCACAGCCACAATTCTTAGGCTCGTCTTTTTTGGCTTCCATTTCTAATTCATCTTCTGGTGCATCAAACTCTGGATCATCCATGCTTACCATTTCTGGCTCGTCCATGTCCATATCTGGTTCTGGTTGGTCATCTAAATCATCAAAGTTATCTAGTTCTGCATCTTTTCTGTGCAATTCCATATTGTTGATTGCATTGTTTACTAGTGATATAGTCCATTTTTTGTCCTCATCACCTAACGCCATTATGCCGCCTTCTGGCATGTTATCAATGATGTTACTTAATCTGTCACTAGCCGCAAATCCTTCATCGTCGTTTGCCAGTCTAGCATTAATTTCACCTAGCACATATCCTGGAGATTGTGCTAATAGTTTTAAAAACATTTCTTTTTTAACTGCTGGATCGTTTATATCAGCACCATCTGGAAACTGATTAGCCATGCTTCTATTTCTTTGTCTGCTGTTGATAGGCTTACCTGTGTCAACACTGATCATATCTTTAGGAGCAATTTTAGTAAAGCCTACTGAATTAGGATCACTTGCCGCCGCCTTTGCAGGTCTTTCTGCAGAAGCCTTTTGATCTTTCTTACTAACACCAGGTTCATAGTCCATTGCACCCTTGCCTGGAGCAAAGTTAACTGGTGCTTCGTCGAGCAACCCTGCTAATTTTTTTAATGTTTCTAATGATTCTTTCATAATTTTACCTGTTATTTTGTCGTAAACCAAATCAAATATTTCTTGGTTAAACTCTCCCATATACCTAGCATACGTTTGTTTAGCACTATCTAAGTCTGGAGCACTAAGTAATGCAGTTCTAAATGCACTTGCACTCGCTACATCTCCGCTTATGCCTGTAACAGTTGGTGCTTGTATCACATAACCGTGTTTTAGCATAGATTGTGCGTTATTAGTATTTATCACATCTGTGCCATTTTGTAGGTAACTATCAGAACCATCTTTTAAAGGTTTAAATGCAAACCTTGGACTTTCCTCCATATCCTTTTGTCCTACTGCAAAAAACAACGAATGTTGTTCTGCTGGAGTAAAGGTACTTGCATACGAATCCTTATTGTATAAGTTATTTCCTGCTGGTATGATAATTCTATCTTGAGGTATATCATGTTGCTGAGTCATGATGCTGATTTTTTCTTGTGCATCAAATGGTGATTTACCTGCTTCTACTTTATTTGCTGTAGCAATATATACTTCTGCATCAGGATTATTAGATTGTAGTGTGCGAAACACTTCCGCATGATGCGGTAACATAGGTTGGAATCTACCTGGATATATAATAACCTTTTTCATATTAGTATTTATCAGAAGTCGGTTATTACCCTTTCTCATACTTTACACCTACTATATGGTATCTGGTTTCCCAACCAAAGTTAATTGCACTATGCAATCCTGTGGTGTCTACTTGGTATGTACTACCTACTTCTAAATGATACATTTTAGGTTGTGTAAGTTCATCAAAGAACATCATGTATGCATCGGGATTTGTTACCAGTGGTATGTGTAATCTTGTATTTCTTTTACCATTATCGCTGTCTGAGTGTATGCTGTAGTTGGTATGAGAGTCTAGTTTTAATAATCTCCAACGTACATATTCAGGAAACTGATTTATTAATTCTTCAAAGTATGTGCCTTCTAGGCGTTTGTTTAGTGTGCAATATGCTTTTTCAGGAAATTGTAAATGTTTAATTTTACCTGTGCTTTCGTTCCATGCGTCATTGCCCAGCACACTAGTTAGTGTTATTTGATTTGGATTTGCAAAACCTACATCTTCAAGTAAGTCATCAAGTGATTGTTTTAATTTTTGAGGATCTGTTTGATAATCAAGTTTAATAACATGTGACATGCTACTATTTATAGGATATTATTCCCACCAATACTTTTTGCCGGCCGGGGTAGGTGTCCAACTTTCGCCAAAACGTCTTGCTTGAGCACTTGGTGTTGAACGTGCCATCTGTTTTTTCTTTGTATGTTTAGTATTTTATCATGAGTAGGTGTACCTACTTTAAACTTCATTGGATAGTTTACCTGGTCTGTTGATTCCCACTCGTCGCCTTTTCTAATAAACTGGCGATCTACACCACCCATTTTAACAGTAACAATATCGTCACCGCCAACATCTTTTAATTTTCTTTCGTTTGTTGGTTCTGGTAATTTTGCTTGTTTTCTTAAAAAGTTCTCAACGTCTGTTCTATTAGGATCGTATTTTACTCTGTTAGTTTGGAAGTCTGGGTTAAACTTGATATTTAAGTTTATTAATGTTCTTTGGTCACCAGCATCTGCATATACATCTAAAGCATTATAATAATGTTTTGCTAAGTCTGAATCTTCGCCACCTTGTTGAACGTGAGCCTGTAAAGCCTTACCTAGATCGCCGTCTTTGGCTGTAGGAGCCAATGAGTTAATACCCAACAATCCCATAATTAATGCACTAATACCAAGACCTTTTTTGATTGTATCTTTGATGCCTTCTTCAAGTTGTACTTCGTATTGATTAAGTGCAACATCTTTGTATAGTTCTGCTAGTTCTGGATTCTCACTTTGCAGTTCTGCATACAGTTCAAATGCATCTTGACCTTTAGGATCTTTAATAGACTTTTTAAGTAATTCCGCAACCTTCATTTCATTTGCACTATTGTCTCTTGCTGGACTTAATTCTGTTATTCTTGTATTAGTCTTAGTAGGTCCTGCTGTAATACTTTCACCGGCATGCATAGCCGCCATATGTTTTTTATATTTCTTAGTACCTTTTTTGTGTGGCGACTTACCTTCGGAGAAGTTTTTCAAAAAGTCACTAACAACTTCTACTGCTTGATGCTTGCCTATTTCTGGATACATTTGTCTAAGTATTTTAGGTAACTCAAATGCGTTATACCTTCCTGATTGCACATAGTCTTTATGTAACATTGGGATTAATTTGCTTAATTCTTCATTGCTTGGTGCTGATTTCTTATTCATTTGTTTCTCATCATGTTTGGCAATTTCTGCCCAATTTGGTAATCCGTCATCATTTTGAGTCATTTCACCTTCGTCACAACCGTAGTTGCCAAAGCCATAACACTCTGAACTTTCTTCTTCCTCACCGTCATCATTGATAAATGTTTCTTCACCGTCCATATAACCCGAACCAGCACATTCTGGACATACACCATCTTTAATGTAGTCGTCCATAAAATTACCTTGTAATACATCTTGTAAATCGTTGTATGCTTCTATTCTTTCTTCAGCATCATAGTAAGCATCAGGTGTACCAATCATTCCTTCTTCTGCTTCTGGTATAATTCCTTTAGGGTCATTACGTTTGGGAGAAGTAGTTTGTCCAGTGCCACCGCACTTAGGACAATTAGGAACAGCACCAGATGATGTTACACAATCACATACTTGAGGATTGCCGCCTTCTGGTTTTGTGTGAGCATCTGCTCCAAACGGTTTCTTTATTTTGTTTTTACTGTGGTTACTATTAGTGTATGGACTTTCTGCCTCTATTGCGTTTCTTCTTTCACTGCCAGGAGCACCATGTTTAAGAGTACCACCGTCGCCTGCTAGTTGTCCTGTTTCTTGATGATATAGTTGTTTCATTTTTTCTAGAGTCTCAGGATTATCCATATCACCTAAAGTATAAGGAAACATAGCACCTTTGCCTTTGTCTTTTAACCAATTAATAAATTCTGCATCAATGGCAGGATTTAATAAACTTGCTTCGTTGTTTACACTTTCTTGACCGTACTCTCTATCTAATTCTTCGTCATCAATCTTGTTTTTTAATGTACGAATTAAATCTTCAAATGGTTCTTCTAATCCGTATACCGCAGATTCTAAATTATTTTTTGCTTGAAAAACAGCATTTTCTAAATACTCTACTTCTGCTTTAAGTTCTTCGCTGTTTAAATCATCCACAATTGAACCTACTGCTGTTATAATATCAATAGCAGTATCGTCGTATTTGATGTTTTTGGTAGTTGCTCTGACTTGATCAAAGGCTAATTCAACCTTGTCTAATAAGGCCTCATCTTCTGGACTCTCTGATAAAACTACTATGTCTTTAAACTTCATAGTAGTATTTATCAAAGAAAGGGAAAAATTATTTTATTTAGATTCTTCCTTGTATAATGTCCATGCACCGTAGAGTAATCCACCCCATGCGGCCCATTTGATTAATGGTGATGCCATAAGTGCTAGTAAACTAACTCCTATAATAACTCCACCATCCCATGATGTCCTTTCACCAATTCTGGCCATGACCCATGATTTTGCTAATGTTAAATAATTCATGATTGCACTCCTTTATTATTAACGTTTGTTATCTTCTGTCTGTGTGAAAAATTTATTGAATATTATATTATTTTCGCTTCTCTTGTCAACTGTAAAGCCTGCTAACACACCTAGTTCTTTTATTCCTTCTAGTTGTGCGTCGCCGCTTTTAGTCCAAAGCGAATGAAGCCAGTCTTTAGTTCTTTCTACGGCAGTTTTAACTGCATCAGTTTTAGATACCACATAAGGTGCTTCATCTAATTGTTTTTTGAGATCTTGCTTTTGTTTTTTTCTGTCATAGTCCTTGGAAGACTTGTGAGCGCCAGCACCTGGCATATTTCTACTATGCTTTGCTACTGGATTGTTTTGTTTTGGTAGTTCTGGTTTTTTGTTATTTGCTTCTATTAGTTCTGCCCAAACTTTAGCATCTGGGTATTTGTCTTGTAACAACTGAGTGTATGAATTTATTTGATGTTTTTGCAAAACCACAACGTCATGAGCATCTGAATCTGCATCTTTTTGTAGTTTTAATTGATACTTGCCTTTATGAGGGTGAGTACCAGTGTTAATACTTGTCTCGCCTACTAGTTTACCTCTCATTGGGTGAGGACTTTCATTGCCTTTATTAGGTTTGATCTTTTTAGGCTTTTTGTCACTTGCTTTTACTTGTTCTGCTTCTGATACCGGAGCACCAGTCATATGTACTGCGGCATTTTTACCTTTTGCCTTAAGTGTGTTAGCCATCTTTTCTGCTCTTGAGCGACTTGATACAACCTTCCACGGCTTGTCATTTATACAAACTGCATAGTTGTTAGGAGACTCACCTCTGAGCTCATATTCAATTTCTTTCTTTTTTAAGTCACCCAACCGCATAATAGTTTATACTAACGAGCCGGCGTATCTAACTAATATTGTTGCCGTACCTGCTGAAGCACCACCTTGTGTTACTGTTGCTTTTAAAACAGTTTGTGCTGAATAAGTATGATCAGTTTGATCGATAACTTGTGAACCTGCTGGATCAAAGAACTTAAACAGTCTGTCTGCTACAACGCCATCACCTACTGTAATGTTTGTTGTATCATTATACCCTGTCCAGTTACCTGAACCTTTCTCTACAGTTACACTTAATATTCTAGTGCCTGCCGTCACAGTACACAAATCTTGTGCACCACTATCATCATAGTTAACAGTATGCTCACTAACACCAACTTTGTTTGCACTTGCGGCATCTAGTTGGCTTTGTGTTACTGCATGACTAGACGCAGTACCATCTGCTATCTCGGCTCTTACGAGGGCATCGGAATTATTTCTAAGACTAATTTTTGAGGAACTAGTTGTTCCATCAATCTTATTGCCCTCTTTGCCAAGTTCAACAGTTTTTGCTACACCTGTTAAGCCATAATTTTTAACTGCATCGACCATTTGTTACTCCTATTAAGATATGTTACCTAAGTCGCTGTTACTGTTTTGTGCTCCAGTGATTGAACCGTAGTCTGTAACAGTTACACTATCACTTGCTAATACAACACTTACTGTACCTTGTCCTGCTGAGGCATCACCCTCTACGATGTTAATTTGTAAATTGTCTGCTGATGCATATTCATATTGGTATTGAGAATGATATTGACCTGCTTTCTTAACGTCAACGTCTCCTGCTCTAATAAATCTACTGTTATTTGAAGCATCACCTATTTCGATGTATGTTCCAGTGTTGTTTGAACAAGTCCATGCTGTAGGAATGTCAACAGTTACACTGATAATCCTTGAACCTGCTGAGATACTAGCAATATTAGAATCTGCTGAATCGAAGTCAAAGTCTAAAGTTATATGTTGTATTAAGTCTGCCGCTACTGCATCTAACTGACTTTTAGTAACTGCTTCTGTCGACGTTGTCGCATCTGCAATTTCTAACTTAGTTAATGCACCGCCGTTAGCATAAAAGCCAACTTTCCCAGATGCTCCAGTTATATATGAGCCCTGTTTACCTAATTCAACATTAGCATTTAAACCTGCTAAATTGTATTTTTTTACCGTTGCCATAGTTATAATTCCTAATGTTTGAAAGTTTTACATAACATATTTATCTAAATTTAAAGATTGACACTAAGATAATATCATGTATAATACATATTAAAATAGGAGAACATGCATGGCGTGGAATTATCGTGTCATTAGGCACATACATACACATAACGGTATAGACGAAGAGTATTATCAAATACATGAAGTATTTTATGATGACGATGGCAATCCTGAAACGATGACAGTGGAAGGTATTATACCGTTTGGTGACACCGAAGAAGACTTAAAAGAAGTTATGGAAATGATGGCAAATGCATTGACAAAGAATGTATTAGATGCTATAATGTTTGAACACGATGACACTAATAAACTTGATAAAACACTGGGTATGCTAAGAAATGTTTAACAATAACGTTAAAAGAATCGGTTTCTGTTGTAAATATTTAGATGAGGACCAAACGCAAAAGCCTAAGGTACTTAAAGAAATACAGCAGAACTACACAGAAAGACAGACCACAGTAGCATGGTGTAACAGACAAGAACGTTCTGTTGCAGAAGATCGCTTACTAGAAATTGTACGTCACAACATGCAGAGTGCATACAACCTAGTAGAATATGTAGGCACATTGCCTGCTGAAAGGAGAATGGTCAGGTTAGGTAGCAATCAAATACCGATGGCAACACAACCCGACTGGCGTTATGTATTCGAAGATAAAACAGTACTTGCAGAACTTGAACGTGGATTCAGAAGAATTGGTGATCATGCTCGTGAGCGTGACGTTAAGCTCAGTTTTCATCCTGGTCAGTTTTGTGTCTTGGCTTCAGACAATCCTGACATAGTAGAGCGTAGCATTGACGAGTTCGAGTATCATGTGAACATGGCACGTTGGATGGGCTATGGCAAAGAGTTTCAAGACTTCAAGTGCAACATACATATATCAGGTAGAAAAGGTTACCAAGGCATTATTGATGTGCTACCTAGATTATCCCCCGAGGCTAGAAACATTATTACTATCGAGAATGACGAGATGTGTCATGGCTTAGACGCAAGTCTTATGCTGAAAGATCATGTTGCACTTGTTTTAGATATACACCACCACTGGATTAGAGATGAAGAATACATACAAGCGAATGATGACCGTGTTAAAATGGTTATTGATAGTTGGCGTGGCGTCAGGCCTACTTTACATTACAGTTACAGCAGAGACGAATGGCTTGATCAATCAACACGAATTGATGAGACAACACGGCATAATGCCTTACACTCCATACCCGATCTACTAGAGTCAGGTGCTAAGAAGCAAAAACTAAGAGCACATTCTGACTACTATCCTAATGACGATGCTAACGATTGGGCATTGACCTTCTTAGATTCTTTTGATATACAATGCGAGGCAAAGGCTAAGAATTTGGCTAGCCAGCAATTATATGATAGAGCATTACTCACCAATAAATAGAGTTTATTAGGATTGAGATATGAAAAAAATTAAAAACACAAACTTTTATATACCAACAGGCGACACGTTCTTACCAAAGAAGCCAAACTATAAGAAAGAAGAGTTTGAAATGGCTAAGCCTTTCTTTAAGCATAATAGTGTAGCAATAGATGTAGGTGCTCACGTTGGCTTTTGGACTACAAGACTATTACAAGAATTTGACAAAGTAATTGCAGTTGAACCAGTTGAAGACTTTATTAGGTGCTTAGAAGTAAACACAGAAGAGTTAGAGCATAAACTTGAAATACATGGTCTTGGCTTAGGCAGTGAAGACGAACTTTGTTTAGAAATTGACCGTGTAAAAACAAACTCTACCCTTACAGCCACAGCAGATTACTCATGCGAAGAACAATCTACCGAATACACAATGGACACATTTGTAGAAAAAATGCTTGACGAAGATATTGATGGACCAGCAAGTTTAGACTTTATAAAAATATCAGTTGAAGGATATGAATTAGAAGTGTTAGAAGGTGCAGTTGAAACTATTAAGAAATGGCAACCTACTATTTTTGTTGAAGTTAAAACAATGGAAGACGATGACGTATCAGACTTTATGGAAGATATGAATTACAAAATTGCAGACGACGATCTAAGTTCGTATGTTTGGGTACCGAATGAGTAAAAACTTTTTAGTATTTAAAAATTATAATATCACAGACCATACAAAGTGGTATAACGATAGAACAAGTGAAGAAGGTCTGGTAGACAATTATAACGCAATGGAAAAGATTGCTACATCATCAGCACTTAAGAATGTTGAAGGCCTAAACGAAATTAAAGTGTTTAGGGGAGAAGCAACAGATATAAGAGAAGTCTTTAAAAAGAACTTTTATGAAATCTACGAGTTATGGCAACAAGGCAATAATATTTTATATGCTGATTTAGATGTTGTATTTACACAACCCACAAACTTCTTTTCAAGTGATAACATTTTTAGAATGTATAATCTCACTGATCCTGTAAAAACATCATGTGATCATTATAACGTACAGTTTGACGCATACTTCAATTGTGGTATTAGATATTATCCCAAAGGCATGAGTCAGGATGTATGGGACTTGGGTATTGAAATGGTTGAAAATTGGAATCCAGAAAGATGGGATAGTGAACAAATTATATATAATGCTATGCTGTGGAGTCAAGATATACAACCTAACGAAATATATCAACCACATCTTGCATACCAATGTTTACACAATCCGGCACTACTCGAAGGCAATAGAATAAACAAACAGTTTAATCAGATAGATCTCAATGAAGCACAGGCTGTTCATGTACATGGAAGTAGAGGAAGTTCGGATAGATTAACCCTAATGGAAAACTTCGCGGAAGGTAAAATTCCGCAGTTAGAAGAAACCTTATTCTTATAAAATTTGTGGCGCCACATAACTTTATTAAGTCTGGACAGATATTGCAGTACTCTTGTACTATGTAGCCTATTCTAAGAGGGAGGCAATATTTTATTTTGTTAGACTGAATTAAGTCTGTCCATACTAATATTTACAAGAAACGTCAAAATTGACCGGAATATGGTATTTTTTAAGCCAAATTTACGGTTGACAAACAATTAAAACAGTATATAATAGTACAAATAGGAAAAATTATGTTATTAGAAAAACCAATCAAAGACGGATCAATCGTTACAGTTAAGTTAAACAGTGGCGAGGAGTTAGTTGCTAGATTTGAAAGCGAAACAGATACTGAATTGAATATTTCAAAAGTTAGAACAGTTGCACACGGTCAAGAAGGCTTAGGTATTATCCCTTGGATGATGACAGCACAAAGTAACACAATTTCAATAAATAAATCAACAGTGGTTGCATATACACAAACTGATGCGGAAATATCCAAATCTTATCAACAAGCAAGTACTGATATAAAACTAGTTTAAAAATAAGACTAGCCTCAAATTAGGGAGACCAAAATGAGACGAAACATATTTTTTAGTCTAATAGTATTGTTTGGTGTTACAGCATATTTCAATACTGAGTCAGAAGCAACGGTTGAAAGTCAGCGACACATCACAATAGACATACCTTTAATTCCAGAAAAAGCAATCGATGTAGACCAAATGCATTGCCTTGCAAGGAACATATATCATGAAGCACGTGGTGAATCTGTAAGAGGAAAATTTGCAGTTGCTCATGTAACATTGAATAGAGTATACAGCGAAAGATTCCCAAATACGGTTTGTGATGTGGTTTATCAATCGCACATGAGAGTAAATTGGAAAGGCGTATCAGTACCTAAAAGGCATAAGTGTCAATTTAGTTGGTACTGCGACGGTAAGAGCGATGCTATTGTTTTAAGAACTGCTGAAGGCAAAGTTATAAAGTACAATATGAATGCATGGGAAGAAAGCCTCAAGGTTGCAACTATGGTTCTTAAGCATGAGATACACGATACTACTAACGGTGCAACACATTATTTTAATGATAAGTTAGCAGATCCGTATTGGGCTGACCATTATGTAAGAGTTGCACAAATAGATAATCACGTTTTCCATAGAATGGATACATACTAAGGCGTTACTTTTTAGCAACATACGATAAATACTACTTTAACACACACTAATATGTAGGAGTAGTAGGTATGTATGAATATAGATGTAGTGTCTTGAAAGTTGTTGATGGTGATACAGCGGACGTAGACATAGATTTAGGATTTGGAATAGTCCTTACAGATGAAAGAGTTAGGCTAATGGGTATTGATACACCAGAAAGCAGAACATCAGATAAAGTTGAAGATTTGTTTGGAGAGTTGGCAAAAGCAAGACTCAAAGAACTTATAGCAGGTAAGTCCGGACCTATTCTTAAAACACAGATTAACAAAGACGGAGAAGATATGAAAGGTAAGTTTGGTCGTATCTTAGGTGACTTCGAAGTTGAAAAGAACGGTGAGAGAAGAATGGCAACAGACGTGCTAATTGAAGAAGGACATGCAGTAGCATACTTCGGAGGTAGCAAAGACGAGATCGCGGCAAAACATTTAGTTAACAGAGATAAGTTATTGCGTGAAGGTTTAGTAAGTCAGGAAGACTTTGATAAAGCAGTAGCAATAATGGAAAAAAAGAATAGTTAATTTTAATCGTACATGCCCAATTAACTTTGGGCATTTACACTAACAAACAGAGACATGGCAAAAAGTAGTAGTAAAAAGAAAAACGTAACAGTATATCTTATCCCAGAAGGTGAAACTAGAGATAGTCACACTTATCATTATACAGCAGTTAAAACTAAAACATTAACACAGGAAAATAGGAAACTTAAAATGAAAAAGTATAATCCTGTTAAAAGAATCCACGAAATGTTTGTAGAAGCAAAACTGCCTAAACATCAGAAATAATCCAAAAAACCTAAAATAACACTTGACAAAAGTCTAAATACCAGTATAATATACTGACTAATTGTTTAGGAGATAAAATGAATTACAAATATGTAAGCACAAAAGAATACGTGGATCAGTTTCCAGTTGCATATCGCCAATGGAGAGCTGATAGTCACTGTAACATTATTCATGGTTATAGTTTTAGCATGAAGTTTTACTTTGGTGCTAACGATCTAGATGTTCGTAACTGGGTAGCAGATTATGGCGGACTTAGAGATCTAAAAGGTTTTTTACAAGATCAATTTGATCATACGTTAATAGTAGCACAAGATGATCCTCATTTGGATTGGTATCAAGAAGCACACAAACGTGGTATTGCAAAAGTTGTAGAACTTCCAAGTCTTGGTTGCGAATCATTAGCAGATCAAGTATACAAATATGTCAATGGAGTTTATATTCCAGACATGTGGGGGCCTTCAGAAGCAGAACGTCTATGGTGTTTTAGAGTGGAAGTTCGTGAAACACAAACTAACATGGCGTACAGAGAAGGTCACAGAGAAGATAACGAAGACTTATTTTCTTAAAAAATGTGTGTAGCAGAGTGTAACTTTTCCCGGGTGCCCGGGTGTTTACTGCACTATAAAACTTAGAACATAATTTGCAAGGCTACTGATCAACGCCTATAAACCGATCAGTGAAGAATGAGAGATGCACGAATGGTATTTCGTAAATTGGGTTTGGAAAAGGCTAATTAGAGTAGACTCCGGCTTATCCCGGATAAAACAGATTGAGCGGCCCCTGTAAAAATTCCCTAAGTGTACCGTATCTCTTTGTGTGCCCCGTTCGTCTAGTGGTTAGGACACATGGTTTTCATCCATGCAACAGGAGTTCGATTCTCCTACGGGGTACCATGTTTAGGCGGATGTAGTATAACGGCTATTATGAGACCTTGCCAAGGTTTAGATCCGAGTTCGATTCTCGGCATCCGCTCCAGTAGTAATGGTCTGGTAGTTAAACGGTTATAATTCCGCCCTGTCACGGCGGCGTTCGGGGTTCGATTCCCCGTCAGACCGCCATTACGGAGAGTTGGCTGAGCGGCTTAAAGCACTTCCCTGCTAAGGAAGAGTACGGGTAACTGTACCGAGAGTTCGAATCTCTCACTCTCCGCCAGTTACATAGGTCCCGACAGTGGCCTAGTTGACGAACGAATGCTGTCAATACAATGACTATGAGAAAAAGTGTCGAATATGAAGTTTTCCCTTAGACGTAAGGGAGACTTTAGTTTTTAGTTACTAGCCTCTCTGTGAGGGGTTTAGTGACTAAACTTGCTAGAAACTCTACGTCATGTGATAATTTATAGTTATGTCTAACAATTTCTAAATTAGGTTCCTTTGAAACCATAACATCTATAACTGCTTCTATACGCTCTGGACCAAATTCTAAATTGTCATACAATTCTGTGTACTCCATTATAAAACCTACATCAGTTAATGCATTGTTTAGTCCTGCAGGACCTATTGTGAGTATAGGCATTCCTGCCATCATTCCTTTAAATGTTTTTTCAGTGTTAAATTTTATGTGAGGATAAGTTTCACACGCAATTTTCCAAGTGTAGTTTCCTGCGTATCTTTTGTTTAGAGGAATGCAGTCTTTAAATAATTCTATTGTGCTATTAGGCAATACCTTAGGCAACTCATGTCTGTATGATCTAACAAACTTTTCTACAAGTTCGGATTGTACAAGTGAATGCCCATATCTGCCCAACCCAACGTTAGGACTTTTAAAGTAATCACCCAACTTACCATCTTCATCAAAGTTAACAGTTAAACTCCAATCTACGTTGTGGTCTAGTAATTCTAGTTGAGCAAGTCTAGCCAATGTTGCAAGTCTACCAGGCCTAGGTTTATGATTTGGAAATAAACATCTCTTAATTTTTTTGTTGTCTATGATACTTTCTGGTACTATGTTTCCTGTTCGCACAGCCTCCATATATGTAATCAATGGAAATATGTGCATACACATTGTTTCGTTACCAAACTCATCAAATGCGCCACTGGCATTTAATATTCTGTTATCATTTATTAATACTTTAGGTAAAAAATGTTCTACATGGTACCCGCCGTCTATATAATCATACACAATGATGTTATAAACACTTATCAGTGTTTCTCTAATTTTAGCAGATAACTCCATGAAGTCACTTGCACAAATTTCAAACCAAAAGTTGTCTAGTGGTTCTGTAACTTGCATTAACGCATCTACTGATATACCTTTTGCACCAAACCTTTCACCAAATGCTAGTCCTCTTTCTTTGCATTGTCTTTTTATAACATTGCCAAATTCTGGATTGTTATAGAAAATACCTATCAAACCTGGGTGATCCATTGCATCACTGAAAGCATATTCCAAAGTGTTGTATGTTTCTGATCTTGCTGTTGATATCTTTTCTAAGTGTATCATGCCTATATTTAGCATTAACATATACTAGAATTCTTGACTACTGGCATCAATATAGGATAAATATGTATATGCTATTCGGATTATTAACATTATTTACAGCCTTGGCTATTGCCGGTGTAGCCGCATGGTTCAGTATAGTAGGTCTTATGACGTTCTTCCAAGGAGCGGCTATGAGTATTGCTGTTATGGCCGGTACACTTGAAGTTGGCAAATTAGTAACAGTAAGTTGGCTATATAGGTATTGGAAAGAAACTTCATTACTGGTTAAGATGTATTTGTCTACGGCAGTACTATTTTTAATGCTTATTACAAGCATAGGTATATTTGGCTATCTCAGTAAAGCACACCAGGAAGTATCTGGCAGTAGTGCAGATGCATTTGCTGTAGTAGAAAGAATTGATGGACAAATACTAAGAGAAGAAAATAAGATAGACATACTAGAAGACCGTATTACTAGTTTACAAACTGGTGGCGGATTAGATGTTAGTTCAAGTATACAGCAACAAGTATCTATAAGAGATGGCGCATGGGAAAGAGTACAAGGCGATATTGATTACGCACAAGGACAAATAGATAGGCTCAGAGACCAACTAGCAGTATTAGATAAAGCAGTAAACGATTTAAGAAACAAAGGTGTTGAAGTTATAGAAACTGATGCAGGTGGAACGTTCAGACGTGCCGAAACAGAAACCATCGATTATGTTGCACAGGCAAATGAACTATTTGAACAGCAATCACAACAACGTGCAGATATCAAAGAAGATATTGACAAGCAACAAGCAAACATAGACAAGTATAGAGAACAAGCACAGGCAGACATAAACAATGCTAATGCAGAGATTAACAGGCTTAGAGAAAACAGTAGCACAGATCAAGATGAGATACTTGTAAAAATAGATGATTACAATAATCAAATAGATACAATATATGCAAACATTGTAGTAATCAAAGATGAGAAGTTTGAAGCAGAAAGTGTTGTTAGAAACATAGAGAAGGAAGTTGGACCAATCAAATATGTTGCCGAACTTATATATGGTGAAAGCGGGGAAGAAGTATTAGGACAAGCAATACGTTTGTTTATAATATTACTTGTTGTAGTATTTGATCCATTAGCAGTTATGTTACTTATTGCGGCCAACCAGACGTTGTTACGTTACGGAATCAACTTAGAAAAAACAGGACCAGATCCTCATTTTGTAGATGAGATACTCGACGATGATGATTTTGAAACTCAATCTAGAAAAATATATGGCGACAATATGCCAGATGTTCCCGAAGTCAAGGAAGTTATAGTAGAAAAAGAAGTTATAATAGAAAAGGAAGTTGAAAAAGAAATTGATATGAATGCTATTAAAACTCCTAGAGCAGTAAAGGCTCTTGAAAAAAAACTTAAGAAGAAATTAGACGATGACGGAACAAGAAGTTAAAGATAAGTTCGACGAACTTTATGCAAAATATCAACACACAATGGAGATGCTTGTTGATGCGTTGGATAACATAGAATCATTAAAAAAAGAACTTGACAAAAAACCAAAAGAAGTTATAGTAGATAGAGAAGTAGAAAAGATAGTAGAAGTAGAAGTAGAAGTCCCAGTTGAAGTTATTAAAGAAGTAATAGTTACTAAGGAGATTGAAGTTGAACAGATCGTCGAGAAGATTGTCGAAGTTAAAGTCCCAGTCGAGGTCGAAAAGGAGACAGTGGTCACTGTCGAAAAGGAAGTCCCAGGACCAGAGCGAATCGTTAATGTTGAGGTCCCCGGACCAGAAAGGAGAGTGGAAGTCCCTGGACCAGAGCGAGTAGTAGAAGTTGTAAACCCAGAGGATGCAAAACTTAAACAACAGAATTTAGTTTTGTCAGCAGAAATACAAAAACTAAAAAAACGTAAGCCTGAAGTTAAGATAGTCGAAAAGGAAGTTATAGTAGAAGTACCAGTAACAGAGTTCGTAGATCAGCCGCCCCAGGTAATTGAATCAGCATCTACAAAAGACTTACATGAAGCCGCAAGACTTATGTCACAGAGTGAGTTGAACAAAGAGGACCTCACAGAAAAACAAATCTATAATCTTTTAATCAAGGAATCCGAAGAAGAAGTTAAACGTAAAATTGGCTTCTGGGCAATGCCTCTGCCTACAGATGAAGGGCAACCGACAAACAAAAAGTATACTGGAAAGAAAAGGTAAATAAAAACAGAGGTTAATGAATAAATGCCAGATAATAAAAATCTGCAATGTAGTTTTTGCGGAAAAAATAGAGACAACGTAGACAAACTTATTGCAGGTCCAAATGTTTACATTTGCAATGAATGTATCATATTGAGTTACGATATTGTAGTTTCAGCAGGTGAAACAAATGAAAATTCATTAAAGTTAGAGGACCTTCCTAATCCACAAGATATTAAACAGTTTCTAGATTCACATATAATTGCACATAACGATACCAAAGAACTGTTATCAGTTAGTGCTTATAATCATTATAAAAGAATACTAGGACAGACATCAATTGAAATAGATAAAACAAATGTACTATTAGTTGGTCCAACAGGAACAGGTAAAACATTGTTTGCTAAAACACTTGCTAAAAAATTACAAGTACCGTTCGCTATTGCTGATGCAACTACACTAACTGAAGCAGGATACGTTGGGGAAGACGTAGAGAGCGTCTTAGAGCGTCTGCTGAGCATTGCTGACTGGGACCTCGATAAAGCACAAAAGGGTATAGTTTACATAGACGAGATAGATAAAAAGGCCCGTAAGAGCGAATCTAACTCCTCTACACGCGATGTTAGTGGTGAGGGAGTACAACAAGCACTCTTAAGACTGATAGAAGGTACTATAGTTAAGATTAAAACAAGTAAGTCTAATACTAAGTTTCAAGACAGCACAATAGAATTTGATACAAAAGACGTATTGTTTATATTAGGTGGTGCGTTTGTAGGACTAGACAAAATTGTTTCTAAAAACATAACTAAAAATTCTCAAATAGGATTTGGCTCCAAACTTATTACAACCGAAGAAAAGAATACTATACTCAATCAAACAACACCTCAAGACATTGTACAATATGGTCTTATACCTGAACTAGTTGGTAGGGTACCTGTTATAGCAGTACTTGAGGAATTAAACCAACAACATTTACGACAAATATTAGATACAGTTGATAACAATATTGTTGATCAATACAAAGAACTTATAAGTCTTGATGATATAAATCTTAACATAGGTAAAGAGTATTTAGACGAAGTGGCAAAGATTGCCAGCAGGTCGGAGTTAGGTGCTAGAGGACTTAAGACGTTGATAGAGAATACATTATTGAGTATAATGTACAGGGCACCACTACTCAGAAAACAGGGTGTGAATGAGATAGAGTTTCATAAATATCCAGTAGAAGAACAAAATTTTCCATTATTAAAATACGATAATGGACAAACAGTGATAGACACTAACTATAGAATATACCGAGGAATATATGGCAAACAAAAATAACTGGGGCAAGAACACCGGGAACAACTTTAAAAAGTCGTTCAATAATAAGAAAGGTCCTAGAAAAGAAGAGAACTTTTTAGATAAGTTCAAGGGTGCTAGTGTTGAAGTTAGAAACGGTGATGTTAATGGTGCTATCAGAAAACTAAAGAAAATTTTAGAAAATGCAGATAGGCAAAAAGAATTAGCAAAACGAGAGTTTTACGAAAAGCCTAGTGCTAAACGTAAAAGACGAAAAGATGCCGCAATCAAAAGAACACAACGAGAAGAGAACAAAAAAATCTACTCAGGTGAGGCACCACTACAAGAAGTATCAGGGTTTGCGTTTATGAAATCCAAACGTAAGAGAAGGAAGTATTCAGATAAGAAGTCTGCTGTTGATAGACATCTTAGATCATCCGGTTTACGATAAATGTCAAAGATCGTTGTAGTCAGCGGCGGCTTTGATCCATTACATAGTGGACACATTAATTTATTAGAGTCAGCATCAGCGTATGGTGAAAAACTTGTTGTTTTAGTAAACAGTGATGACTGGCTAACAAGAAAGAAAGGCAGACCTTTTATGCCTTTTGAAGAACGTGCTTTAATCCTACAACGTATGGACATGGTTGATAATGTGTACGGGGTAGACGATGCAGACGGAAGTGTAACCAAAGGCTTGATAGATGTCAGGAATGCATTCGGACAACATCACGAATATGTCTTTTGTAACGGAGGTGATAGAAAGAAAGACAACATTCCAGAAATGTCAGTTGAAGGTTACAGTTTCGAATTTGCAGTTGGTGGAGATAACAAAGCCAACAGCAGTAGTTGGATCTTGAAAGAGTGGAAGTATCCAACCGAGCGCCGTGTGTGGGGAGAGTTTTCAGACTTGTTCCAAGACACGGCAGTAAAAGTAAAAGAACTAATTATAGAACCAGGTAAAGGGATAAGTTATCAAAGACACTTTAAACGTAGTGAATCTTGGTTTATCAGCAAAGGCGAGTGTGAAATTAAATATTCCCCGGGAGAACCTGAGCATTTTACAATACATCAATTAAAAACTGATGATTCTTTTACAGTTAAACGTGGAGATTGGCATCAGGTAATAAATAAAACTGATGGACCATGTCATATTATAGAAATACAATATGGCGAAGAAACAACTGAAGACGATATTGAACGTCTTGAGTATTACGACGGAGAGAAATGAGAGAATTAGGAATGACGTTATTAGGATGTCTAGCAATAAGTATGTTTTTTGTTGCTAAAGTATATCCAAATTTAGAATACACTGGAGCATCCAGCAATAGTAGTTGTACTGGACAATGCTATGTAGATTATGTAGCACTTAACGGTACACCATCTGAGATAGAACAACGCAAACAAGCATTGGCTAACTTAGACGAGTTTAGTGACATCAGAAGTTTATGGGCAGGTTGTGCCGCATGTCACGGACAGGCAGGTGAAGGTATGGCAGTATTCCCAAAACTTGCTGGACAAAGTTCAGCATATATTGTGGACAGACTTAACACTTACAAGAACAGAGGACAAGTAGGTGCAATGAGTTCCACTATGTGGGCACAGGCCGGCATGTTGTCTGATAAAGATATAGAAACAATAGGTAAGTTTATAGAAGCAGGCTTACCGGGAAAATAAGGATACATGGAATTGAGAGACCTGAATACAACCGCAGTATGCGATATACTAAATAAAATAGTAGAGTTAGAAATGGCTGGAGTAGTTAGATATGCTCATAGTTCATTAATGATTACAGGGCCTAACAGAATTCCTATTGTGGCATTCCTGCAAGAACAAGCAAACGAAAGTTTAGCACACGCCTTACAAGCAGGTGAATACATCACAGGCTTTGGTGGACACCCAAGTCAAAAAATTGCACACATTGAAGAAAATCATGATCATAGTGTGTTACAGATATTGCAAGAAAGTTTAGATCACGAAGTGTCAGCAGTTGAAATGTATAAAAAGTTATTGACAGAAGTTGCTGATGCAAGTATAATGTTAGAAGAATATGCAAGAGGCCAAATTGGAATGGAAGAGCAACATGCTCTAGAAATTCGTAAAATGCTAAAAGACTTCGGATAACATGGATCATAAACAACATAGAGATATAACAGCAACAATAGACACCAAGGCCCAGCCTACTGGGGATAGAATTTACATGGACTATGCTTCTACTACACCTTGCGATAAACGTGTAGTTGAATCTATGGTTAAGTACATGACTGAAGATGGAGAGTTTGGTAACCCAGCAAGTAGAAGTCACAGTTTTGGTTGGACAGCAGATGAGGCCGTTGAAACTGCTAGAAAGAATGTAGCAGACTTAATTGGTGCAGATCCTAAAGAAATAATTTTTACTAGTGGAGCCACTGAAGCAGATAATCTTGCTGTTAAAGGTATAGCACAATTTTATGAAACTAATGGCAAACACATTATAACCAGTAAAATAGAACATAAAGCAGTATTAGATCCTTGCAGAGAATTAGAACGCCAAGGCTTTGAAGTTACATACTTAGATCCTAATGAAGATGGTATAGTTACAGCACAAATGGTTATAGATGCTGTTAGAGACGATACTATACTTGTTAGCATTATGTATATCAATAATGAGATGGGCACAATCAATGATATTGAAGGGATTGGTGCGTTTTGTTTTGAAAATAAAATTATGTTTCATGTTGATGCCGCACAGGCAACTGGTAAAATAGACTTCAACTTACAAGAACTGCCAGTACACGCAATGAGTTTATCTGCTCATAAAACATACGGTCCAAAAGGTATTGGTGCATTGTATGTTAGAAAAAAGCCAAGAGTAAGATTAAGAGGACAAATACACGGTGGTGGACACGAAAGAGGTATGCGGTCCGGAACATTACCTACACATCAAATTGTAGGAATGGGTGAAGCATTTAAGTATGCTAGGCTTGAAATGGAAGAAAATAAACAACATGTTAAAATGTTGCATGATAGATTACTAGAAAAACTTATAGGTATAGAAGAAACATATATTAATGGCTCATTAGATCACAAAGTACCAAACATACTCAACATAAGTTTTAACTTTGTAGAAGGCGAGTCTTTGATTATGGCACTAGACAACGTTGCTGTAAGCAGTGGTAGTGCATGTACAAGTGCTAGTTTAGAGCCCAGTTATGTACTTAGAGCTATTGGCAGAGATGACGAATTAGCACACAGTAGTATTAGGTTTAGTTTTGGAAGAACAACTACTGTAGAAGAAGTTGATAGTGTTGCCGAAACAATGCTCAATGTTATTGAAAAACTTAGAATACTATCACCTTTATGGGATATGTATTTAGACGGTGTTGATTTTAGTAAAGTTAAATGGAACGCACACTAATAGATAAATATTATTATGGCATATTCAAATAAAGTTGTAGACAGATTTAAAAATGTACTTCATAATCCTGAAGCACATGGTGTTGGTAGGTTTGATCCAAAAGATCCAAATGTTGCTACTGGCATGACTGGCGCACCAGCATGTGGTGACGTAATGAAGTTGGACTTGAAAATTAATCCTGACACAGATGTTATTGAAGATGTAAAATTCAAAACATATGGTTGTGGTAGTGCTATTGCAAGTTCGACTATGTTTGTTGAAATGCTTAAAGGCATGACAATCGAACAAGCACAACAAGTCAAGGACAAAGACATAGCAGATGCCTTAGAACTTCCTGCATTGAAACTACATTGTTCAATTCTAGCAGAAGAGTCAATCAAAGAAGCCATTGAAAATTGGGGCGAAAAGAAAACACATCGCCTCCACAACAATCCCCCAAAATAAAAATAGACTAAAACGAACCTGTTTACTTAACATATCTGTTATCCTGTCATAAATATCGTTTATAAAATGATATAACAATTCTGTATATCATAAACCTTGGGTTTTCATGTCACGAGTTATTTGTATGTCAGTACTCTTATTCGCTCTTCAGTATGATGTTGCAGGAGTGAATCGTGCTCTACGAGATTTAGAACAACGTGGTCATGAAACTCGATTATTTGTAATATGTTAAATTTAGAAAAATTAAAAGAGAACTTAGAAGTTTTTACATTAGCATTAACTTTCTTTGTTAGTATATTAGCACTCACGCCTACAGGATTATAATATGAGATATGAAGTACGTGATGCAACTCCAGAAGAAGCAATAGCCTGGAGAGAAGAAGATTATTGGAACCGAATGGATTTTAATCCATTGGTGATGTTTGTGGTAATACCAGCAGTAGTTCAATTATTAGTATTTGGAATGATGTTGGCTGTGATGGGCTTAAATCAAATAATATTTTGATTAAAGAAGCAATTAGTGCCGTACTTGGCGTCGGCAAAAAACGAGAGCCTGAGAATATTAGCCCTGGCGGAATACTGTTCTTTGCACTCCTTGTCGCTATTATTTTTTTAGGGACAGTATCATTATTAATGTTTACTGTTTCTATTCTAATAAAATAATACTTGACAAACACTAAACTCCTGTTATACTATTTGCTGTAACAGGAGTTTTTTTATGACTATGCATTTGCAACAAGGTTTGAGTACCATAAACACTCGTAAAACACGCAAGTTGCCTAAGATGACTAAGGCTAAAATGGCTGAGCTTGAACTAAGGTGGCGCAAACATAACAAACATTGTAAACGCAATAACATGCATGCCTTTAGGTACGAGACACTAGATCAGTACATAGAGTATTGTTACGGTTTACAGCCTAAGAAAGATGTCAGGGCAGATAGGACACATTACAGACCTCAGAAGTCATATGCACAACAACGCATAGAAGAGTTTAATGCTAAATATCCTATGAGTGGGTCTATGCCGACTAGTAGCAAAGGTGACGGTGAGAATGCAGAGTGGCAGAGAGAAAAACAAAAGATTAGTTCTACATACACTATTGCACCAGCATACAATAAAGGTGCATATCAAGTAGTACCCAAAAACGAAGTTAAGCACATAGGAAAATAATGAACGCAACTACAACAGAAAAAATAATTATAATTTTACTGATAGCAATAATAATTGCTGGAGGCTATATCTCAGGCAAAGCAAACAGGACACTAGATACATTCCAAGAAATGTATTATGATGCTCCTGTTACTGTAGATACAGAAAATTTAGCATGAGGCAATTACCATGTTCAACATGTGGTAAAATAGTTGACTTAAATAATGTTAAATACTATACTGCTGATCAGGAGCATGTTTTCTGTGATGCATATTGTAGCAACGAATGGTATTCTAAAACATTCGAAAAGTTAAATGCTAAAAAGGATCAAACGGAAAATGACAAGTAAGAATGACATAACTGGAGACAGTATAAAGTCAAAAATAAGCAAGGACCAAGACAAGTACGCAGATAGTTGGGAACGCATTTGGGGTAAGAAAAAAGAACACAAAGGTTCAAACGGAACTGATAGGAATCCACCAAGTGGAACAGAGAATTATGAAAAACAAGAAAGGTAATACATTTCATCCAGAAGAGATTGCTAACAGTAATAGAATTTATAAAAGTGCAACACCTAAGTATGATGCAAGTTGGTATATCAAATGGATAGCCAGTTGTTTTATACTGTCAAGTATGAGTTTGCGAGGCATTGATGGTTTGCAGTTTTATGATCTTGTATTAAGTTTAGTTGGTGTAACAGGATGGATGATTGTAGGTATACTTTGGAAAGATAGAGCATTAATGCTTTTAAATGGCGTAGGCATAATGCTTTTTGCTAGAACATTATTTAGGGATTATATAGGTCCGTGGATGTTATGAGTGAGATGAGTAAGGTGGAACAAGAAGTAGTAGAATCTAAATTAAGTTCTGACGTACAGGAGCAATTTAAAGACAGTACAATGAGTCGTGCTGGACGTCTTGCTCTAGAATTAAATGCTGAACGTAAACGTCTCAAAGAAGAGATGGATGTACTACAAACTGAAGTTGATGACTTAAAACCTGCAACACCAACAGGAACAGTTGACAGTTATGTAAAATGGGTAGCAACTGTGTTTGGAGTATTAGGTGTGTTTATAATGAGTGCAGGCTTTAGTACAATAGGACAAATTGCATATTTATTAGCCGCCATATCCTGGGTGTATGTAGGACATTGCTGGAACGACAAAGCAATTATGATTGGTAGTGCTATAAGTGGTACGGCAGTTATGATGAACTTAGTAAAGGTAATAGTGTAATGGAAACTGAAACTTACAAAGCATTAACAGTACATGAATTTCATTCTTTTGTAATGAGACAATTTAATGTAGGCCTACTTGATGAGCGTACTAAAAACTTTAGATTAGAACAGTATCATACATTTGTAAATGCTGAAGGAAACATCTACATACATGTTAGCGAGTTTGAAAAGTTAGAGAAGTATGAAAACAAGAGTTAAAATACTTGATGCCCGATATAACGATTCTGTAGAAGATTGGATATTAGATGATATGGTACAATCTACATTGCGACCTTTCTTTAAATGGCAAAGTTCTAATAAGGAAGTTAATGTAGAGTTTGTGCGTACCTGGGACGTTGACGGCTACACGCCTAAAATTATAATAGAAGCACAATTTAACCAACCCACTGACGCAGGCCTATTTGAACTAAGTTTTAATGATTTACCACTGGAATCACTAAGATCTTTTAGTTTTTCTTAAAAATAGTCTATTTTTTACCCAAAAAGTACCATATTATTAACACCAGAAGATAAATATCTTTGCAGAAAAGAACTACAAGGGCAATTGAAACGTAAGTAACAAAAGTCTACTGTAGAACTTAGAAGCAGTTAGGAAGAAAGAATTTCTAATACAAGGTAAGTGAATCGTAAGTGAAACAAACCGAATGATTGGTCAGGACGACTAACTAACTTAAAGGGAAGTTAAATCTTCAAAAGAGCTCGGTATTAAGTTACTGTACAGCTCGGGTTTAACAGACCAAGTTTAGAAATAAACAAAATTGATTGTATTACGATCAGATATGTTCCGCAGTAATGTATAGCATATCACAGATAAGAGAGAGAATCAAATTCAAGTAGACGCTCTGATACAAATCACCCTAGACATAGGTGTAGAAATACATAAATGCTTTAGGTTTTTGGGGTAACCAACAAACGGCTTTAGATGGCAACACTTAAAGACACGAAGAAGTTTACCAAGTAGAACAGAGGAACAGGACACACACTAACGAATGCTCCTCTGATCCGCGAACTTTTTATTCGCCAATAGGGTTTAAAAAGTATTATAACTTGCTTAATAAAGGAGAAAACAATGACAAAGCAATTACGATTCACATCTGAATCATTATCCCCACTATATAAAATGAGCATCGGTTTTGATAGACTAGCAGACCAGTTTTTCAATGACCCATCATTTGCTACTGCACAAACAGGTTACCCACCTTTCAACATTACAAAACAAATGGTTGAAGGACAAGAAGAGCCGTTGTATGCTATTACCCTAGCAGTTGCAGGATTTACAAAGAAGGACATAGACATCTCAATTGAAGATGGTACTCTTAAAGTTGAAGGAAAAACCAACATTATAGATACTGACGAATCAGTTGAATTTTTACACAAAGGCATTGCTGAAAGGAACTTTACAAGAACTTTCAAACTTGCTGATTATGTAGAAGTAGAAAGTGCCAAACTAGAAGATGGCATACTAAGGGTTAATTTGTTTAGGAACGTGCCAGAGGCAATGAAACCTAAAACAATTGACATTTCCTAAAACTGTAACGTAGTTGGGCGGCTACCAAAAGATAGTCGCCTGACACTATCACATATATAAATAGATGTATGGCACAAACTAAAACAGAACAGCGAACAGCAACGGAGATAACATTTCCTAAAAGATATAATGTTATTTTCCTCAATGACGACTTTACTCCTATGCCGTTTGTTATACATTTGCTTATTGAAGTATTCAATAAGGACATTGAAGAAGCACAGGATATAACTGTACAAATTCATGAGTCAGGTAAAAGTATAGTCGCAACTTATTCATTAGAGATAGCCGAACAAAAAGTACATGAAGCAACGGTTGTATCTCGTCACGCAGGACATCCTTTACAGATTATTACAGAAGAACTATAGTGCTTGACCTAAAGAGATCATTCCCTACTCTTGCCAACAACCCAGAATTAGCATATTTCGATTCCGCCGCCAGTACTCAAACACATGAGTCAGTAATAAAGGCAATGAATGAATACTACGAACATTTTCGCTCTAACACAAACAGAGGCGAATATGCTATCAGCGAGAGAACTGCTGTTGCAGTAGAAACCGCAAAAGAACAAGTAGCAAACCTTATTAATGTTCCTGCAAGTCAACTAATGTTTACCGCTGGTACAACGCAAGGCTTAAACATGATAGCACGTTGGATGAGAGATAAGAAAACTGTTATTGTAACAGAAGCAGAACATAATGCTAATATTGTTCCTTGGCTAACACAAGGTAAAAGTACGTCAGACGATAGTATTGCTGTTATGCCTATAAATGATTTTAATGGTGAAATTGACTTATACGAACTAGAAAAACTACTAGATAAACATGCTGGAGGTTGGCAAGATTTATTAGTAAGTTTTTGTGCTACAAGTAATGTAACAGGAGTTACACAACCATGGGAAGCCATAACTGACTTAGCACACAAATACGGTGCTAGTGTATGTATAGATTTTTGTCAAACTGTAGCACACAAAAAAATAGACTTAACAAAAACAAAAGTTGAATTTGCAGTTTTTAGTTCACACAAAATGTATGGACCAACTGGCATTGGAGCATTATATACGTCATTTGATTTTGAAGACTTAGTTCCTCTTTACTATGGCGGTGGCGCAGTTGATTCAGTGTCGTTTGATAGTGTATCACTAAAACAAGGTGTAGCAAAACATTGTCCAGGAACACCGGATATTGCAAACATTATTGGCTTCGGTGTTGCTTGTGAAATGATAAGATATGTAGGTTATCCTACTATATATTTACAAGAGAAAGATGTACTACAGAGTTTACTTAGTTATGGTGTTGATGTATTACCTAATTGTAGAGTATATCCTGAACTAGGATTTGACACAAATGTAATAAGTTTAATACCTATCAAAGGACATAGTGCTGATGTAGGACAACTAATGTCAAACACAGACGTTGCTATACGAACTGGTAAAGTATGTGCTCACCCTATAGTAGATAGAATAAGCGGAGGTAAAGGTATAGTAAGAATATCGTATGCTCCATATAACGATGATGCAGATTGTAAAAAACTTTGCCAAGAATTAGCCAAAGCACTAGTAAAGGTAAAATAAATATCCGTATAATTATAAAGGAAAAAATATGTTTTATGTAACAACACCTAACGTAACATTTAAAACTAGAATTCAAATTGACGAAGCACCTGGATTTGCTTGGAAAGATATGCTTACTAGTGAAATGTTTACTGGCAGACGAGTAGTACTTGTTGCTTTACCAGGTGCATTCACACCAACTTGTTCAAGTACACATTTACCAGGATACGAAGCCGCGTATAACGATATCACAGATTTAGATATCGACGAAGTATATTGTATCAGTGTAAACGATAGTTTTGTTATGAACTCTTGGTTTAAGAGCCTATCAGTAGAAAATGTAAAACCTGTTCCAGATGGAGCCGGCGAGTTTACAAGAAAAATGGGTTTCCTAATTGATAAATCTAATATTGGATTTGGTTATAGAAGTTGGAGATACAGTATGGTTATTGATAACGGTATTGTAGAACAAATGTTTATTGAACCTGGTTTTGATGATAACGCAGATGGCGATCCATTCCAAGTTAGTGATGCTGATACTATGGTACAATACTTATCAGATGTTAGAGAAGCAAGAGCCAAAGCACAGGAATCTACAGAATCTTCCTAACATAAATATTAGACTCTGAAGTCTCAGTTTTAATAAAGCCGCCGACAGTTTCAAAGCCAAATTTGGTATAAGCACTTAAGGCGGTTTCTCTTGGTAAACTCCAAATCATTTCACAGTTCTCTTTTTTTGCTTGTAACTCAGTTACATTAAATAGATATTGTGCAACACCAGATTTTCTATACTTAGGATCAACCCAAATACCTCTACTGCGATAATGCATATCTGATGTTCTGTGTCCTGAGTTCACACCTATTAGTTTACGGTCTTTTGCTACTCCAAAGAATGTAGGGGTATACTTGTCTAATATACTCATATCATATTCATCGGGGTCGCCTTCAAAAGGCCAAGTCATTACACTCATTGGCTCTATTGCACTTTCGCGATGAGGCCAAAGTTTGGTTTCCCAAACTGCTCTTATCTCTTCAAACTGTACCTTGAAACCGTTCATATGCTATATTTACTAGATAAATAACTTTTAAGAGTAAAAAAAGGCGTTGATTATGTCAAAAAATGCAATACTTATTACATCACCGAGATGCGGTAGCACAACATTCTTACACAATATAGCAACTGCTAATCCTGGTATGCACAACTGGGGAGAGGATCTTAGAACTCTTGGGCACGGGTATGAACCATTTCCAAAGACAGATGCACAAAGAAAAGCACAATTCAAACAAGTAATAAGGGCCTGGAACGATCCTACACAGTCTAATTGTGTTAAAGTATTTCCGTTGATGTTAAGAGAGCAATTATCACCTTGGCGCAAAGAGACATTTTTGCAGGACTTAATGAGTGAGGCTGACGAATGCTACTACTTACTTCGACGAGACTTAGAAGCACAGGTTAAGAGTGCTGTAGTTGCCTTTTATAAAACTATGCAAGGCGATGTTAATTTCCATCATAGTTGGGACGAAACTTTAATAATTCCAGATAATGATCAGACTAGAAAACTAGTTCGTACATGTGAACGACAAATGTATGCATCTAATGTTGAGGTTGTACATATTTGGAAAAATACTCCACATAGTTGGTTGCGTAGTGAACATAAAAAAGAAATAATTTGGCTAGAAGATAGAGACCAATCACAAAAGTATAATAGACCAGTAGAGTTCGAGAAGGAACCAGATATTATTGAAAACGATTGGGAAGTGTTGTTTAGTTAATTATGCGTAACTAACGTATACAGTAGCCGCACCTTGTGAGGACGTACCTTGCGTAGTATATACTTTTAACGTATTGTCGGCATCTAAAGCATTAGTATAAACATAACTTGGGTTAGTAACATACACACCAGTTTCACTTAAATCAACGTATGTAGTACTCATTAACCTTGAGTTATTGTTATCATCACCTACAGTTAGTGTACTAGTACCATCAAATGCAGTTGTAACGTTAACCATTACTTGCATTGGTTTAGTTGAAGCACTTATACCACCTAATGTTTGTGTACCGCCATCGTATGTAGCACTTGCACTTAATGTTTGTGCATCAGTACCTGAACTGTCTTGAGTACTAATTAATGTTAAGTGTCCAGTAGCAGTAGGATTATCTTGCTTAGCCAGGTAAACACCATACTCACCATCACCAACATCAGTAACTTCAATAATGTCACCTTCGTTAATTGTGTTATCGGCAAATACTGCTGTCATGTTAGCCTTTCTAAACGAAGCACTTGCTCCGGAGGCATCTGCACCAATACCTGTTGCCCCTGAATACTTAGCACCTGCCATGTATATAACATTTGCTGTACCTGTGCCTATTGCTGTTGGTAAGTTATTACCTATAAAGTGTAGTACACCTGATTGGTAATCGAAGTACCATTGGTCGTCACTACCAGAACCTGTTTCAAATAACTGTGTTCCGCTTGTTTGTGGATCAGTGTCATCCGCCGCACTTGCATAAACTTTAACTTGATATGTTGCTCCAAAACTTGGAGCAATCCAATTAGTAATACCTGTTGTCCATGTTCTGTTATCAGAGGATGTAGCATCTTCTGTTAGTTTGTGTGCCTTACCTAGTGCGTCACTGTAAACTGTTACAATGCTTGAATTCGCTGTTGGTATAACTCCTGGTATGCTGGCACTCTGAGCCCAAATTTGATCAACTTTAATAATAAAATCGGATGATGTACCTTCGTTTGGTGCTTTTTTATTTGCATTAGTATCAGTTTTGGCTTTACCAAAACCAACTTTTTTCCAAAGTAGGTCAACTTTTTGACTATCTGATATTGCCATTATGCTATACTCACTGCTGTTAAGGAGTCTCCTGACTCCAATTTAATTCTTACTAGTATGTTATTACCTGTTGCACCAGTACCGTTTTGGTCACCTAGTGTAAATGTGAAACTATCGCTACTCATACTAGTTCCATCTATAATTCGGTCTCCTGACGTAAACGCACAACCATTTGAACCATTACCACCATTACTTGTATCAGCACCTGGTGTTCCTGCTCCTGCGTATGTCGATGTACAATCTAACCAACCGTTAATTGTACTTGCATCGTCGATGTCAGTACCTGGTGCGGCAATAAACATTCCGCTTATTGTACCAGTTAATGTAACAGTGAAGTTAGACATTGTTGTTCTTCTAAATGCAAAAGTAAAGTATTGTGATCCACTTCTGCCTGTGTTCAAGTCTGGCCCTGCTGGCAAGTATCCTGAACTTAAATCTGTTGTATAATGTTGTAGTGTGCCTAGTCTTACTATTGCTTCTGATGTTCCTGCTACTGTAACAGCACCACTCCATGCATTTGCTGTATAGAAGTTTGTTGATCCTGCAATAGCCGGTGTATCACTTGCACCACTAAAGCCTGTAATTCTCAACCCATCATCGTCATGTGTAGCACCCAAACTGTCTGCTACTGGAATGGCACCTTCTACAAAACCACTTGGAGCATCTGTATGCACTTGTATCTTAGTACCTAAGTCACTTGCGTAATTACTGTAGCCCATTAAGTTTTGTATTCTACCTTTAATAGTTTCTATTGATTTAGCACCACTACTAGTTAAAGTAATATCAATGTCACCTAATGCATAAGCACTAGCAACACCTGTTTGTGCAATTGGTACACCGCTACTTAGCATTGTACTCGCACCGTCTATATCTGTATAACTAAAGTTAGTTGTACTTATAGCACTATCTGATGTACTCTCATAATTAGTACCTGAAGTAAATTGTAAAATTTGACTTCCATCGTAATATGCTTCTCCAACTAAATTATCTACTGTTAATCCTGATATTCTAATTTGAGGTGAACCTGTGTTATAATAAGGTATTCCTGAAATATGTCTAAGTGATCCTGCACTAACTTGTGTTACTGTAGCACTACCTACGTTTAATGTAGGAGCAGTTGTAACATTATCTTTAACAAATTGTATTTCGTTAGTGTTACCTGTTGTGCTATGACTTAGTTCAAGTTTGTGTATACCTTTTGCTAAACTAGTAATGCTTTTACTTGCTCTAGCACTAAACACTTGATAAAAGTTTGAAGGGTAACTGCTACCTATTTCGCTTCTAGCATCACCTTCTGATGAAATCACTAATGAATCAAATGTTCCTGTTTCACCTGTTGATGTACTGAATGTTTTTGCACCATCGGCACTATCATTTAATAACGCAGATAATGTTCCTGTATCACTTCTGTAAGCATTACTTACTGTACTACTTTGTACTGTTCCTGATTCAAATCTTCTTAATGTACTTGACTGTAATGAATCACCTGCACTTGGAGGTGTAGTACCTGTATTGTTTGTTGCACCTGAGGCTAATCTTCCACCTTGATCGTAGTTAGTATTCCATGATAGAGACTTACTGCTTAATCCTTGTGGAGCAGTTGGAACTGCTTTAACAACTATTGTTTCTGAATCGGTATCAGTTTGTGCTGTTATATCTGGTGTTCCACTAGTTGAAAATGATAATGTGTAGTTTCCTGCACTTGCACTATTGTAATCATGCGTAATGTTAGCACCTGCTACAGAACCTGCTGGTGAACCGGACTCATTAACTGTTCCTGAGTTATCACCGTCACCCCATGTGTAAACATAACTATCACCGTTTTGTGTAGTATTGTCTACAGTTACTATTGCTCTATTGTTACCACTTAAATCTGTGCCTTTGTAAACTGTTCTTATGTTGTCACCACTAGCATCATTTAAACTTGAATTTACTGCTGATGCTGTAATACTTGCTCTAACATCTGGTTCAACGTGGATTGTGAAGTCACTACTTATAAATGGTGAACTTGAATGTTCTGATAACACTCTTAAGTTACCTGTGTAATCTACTGCTGTACCACTTGATTGTTGTCCATTGCTTAATTGATAAGTGTGATCAATTGTTCCACCTGTATCACCTGCGGCACCACTACCTGTATTTACAGTTGTAGTTGTTCCATCTCCCCAAGTGTATCTATATTGTATTCCGTATGCGGCATAACTACCAATTGTGTTTTCAGTATTGTTTGTAAACGTTACTGGGTGTCCGTTTGTTCCTGTTTCGTTAATACCACTTGTACTACTTGTTGCAACTGTTGGAGTATGCGTATCGTATACTTTGATTGTTTTTGATACTTCTTGAGGAACTTGACTTGGATCTGCTGTACTATGCGTAAGCATGTTTAGTTTAGTTGTAAACGTTTGCTCTGTTTCAGTTGCAGTTGCATAAGTGTGTGCTAGTCTTGAACCATTTGCACCACCTGGATAGTCGTTATCTGTAACTGAACTATTTGCTGAACCGTCACCCCATTGTATTTCGTAACTAGCATCTGCTATACCATTTACATTTGTAGTATTGTTGTCTAAGTATAATGCAACACCATCGTCGACAAAAGTAACTGCTGAGCCGCCACTTGAAGCGGCATACATATCAAATGCTACAACTGGGTTAGCAGTATATAATGTAATAAAATTTGTTTTAGTAATACTTGCTGTACTACCTTCTCCTGCACCTAAATTATTGAATGCTGTAACCACAACATCAAACGGTGAGTTTGAATTATCTGTATAAGTATGACTTGGTGTACTATCTGTTGTAGCAGTTGTTGAACTACCATCACCCCAGTCAATTGTATATCTGTTAGGTGAGCCTTCTGTGGCGATTGTTAATGTACTTGTTAACGGTGCTCCACCTACTGCGGTATCAACTGTAACAGAAACGTCACGTACGAAAGTGTCGTTTTGTACATTTAGCATTGCTTCGTTAAGTTTGTCAATTGCTTCAGTAACAGTTGTGCTGGAATCTAAAGATGTAATAGCACTTTGTCTAATTGCAGAGCCACTTGCTCCGTCAATGTTAGGTGTAATAAAGTATTTGCCGTCTGCCGGAGTACCCAATGTAAATGCTGTGGCTACTGTACCTGAACTTGCGGCATCTAATTGGCTCTTAGTTACAAAATCTGCGGCATTTGAACCATCAGCACCTTGCACAGTGGTTAATGTACCACCCAAGTCTTTAAATTGGAATGTACCAGTAGATACGTCTGCGAGAAGCCTCGGACCCTGTTTGCCAAGTTGAACATCTCTACCTAATCCACTTTGCCCGTAATTTTTAAAATCAGCCATTTATAGTGTTCCTACATGTTGTATTGATATAAGTATTTATCATAAAACTATCAAAAATTTATTTAGGTGTATTATCTATGTTTGTGGAAAGAATAAAGGAAATCCAGTCTACTACGGATGCTATAGTGTCTATTGTTGACATCGATCCGCCTAGTATGTTCATAGACAACTATTTTAGTCTCTCTGATACACAATATTTATTAGACACAGCACCAAAATTAACTGAAAGTATAAGTTTACCAAACGGCGAATTATACCTATTGACCCCATACTCAGACGATGTAGTAAAATCTTTTAGCATACACATAGCATTTATGCTCAACTATCCTGTAACACACCTAAGTTATATAGAATTGTATAAAATTAATAAAGGTAGTAAACTTGTACTAGAAACAGAAGATGTAGTTAAAGTACAAGAAAGCATTGTAGCAAACAGTCCATGGGGTAGAATAACATCGCAGGCATGTGTTCCAATGACACCTGGTGGAGTTTTTAAGATGAATGATTTAACGTTCACCGCCCATAATAGATTATTTGCTGTAGAAAAGGTTGACCAAAACACAAAAGAGCAGTATAATAGTGTGTTGGAATATAATGCTGTTGATCAGGACTCGTGGATCATTAATTTTAAATTTGCAGAAAATCCAAGGAACCTTATATGAAACTGAGCTATAAAGATTGCGGTACAATAGGTTTTACATGTAGTACGTTTGACTTGTTACATGCAGGGCATATTACAATGCTTGAAGAAGCAAAGCATCACTGTGATTATTTAATTGTAGGTTTGCAAAACGATCCTACTGAAGATCGTCCAGAAAAGAATAAACCTATACAAAGTATTGTTGAAAGACAAATACAATTAGCGGCTGTAAAATATGTAGATGAGATTGTAATCTATAACACCGAACAAGATCTTAAGGACTTACTTCTTACGTTACCTATTAATGTTAGAATACTTGGCGATGAATACAAAAGCAGAGAATTCACAGGTAAGGATATTGCTAAACAACGTGACATGAAAATTGTTTACAATGGGAGAGACCACTCTTTCTCTTCCACAAGTTTGAGGAAAAGAGTACAAACAAATCAAATATGAAAGTTTTAATTTATGGCCTGCCCGGTTCAGGCAAAACAACGTTAGCAAAAAAACTTTATCAAACACTAGGTGAAGATAAAGTTGCATGGTTCAATGCAGACAAAGTCAGAGAAGAAGCAGACGACTGGGACTTCTCTGAAGAAGGTAGAATACGACAAAACGAAAGAATGAATAAGTTAAGTGACAATGCTTCAGCAGAAGGTCAAATTGCAATAGCAGATTTCGTTGCACCATTTCATGATCAACGATTGATATTCAATGCAGATATTGAAATCTTTATGGACACTATAGAAGAAGGTAGATTTGAAGATACCAATAAAGTATTCCAAAGAAGTGTATATGCTGATTACACCTGCGATAGTTGGAACGACGATGACCCTGTCAATATTGCTTGGCTTATAGGTAGTAGATTTTTTGATGTACAAAAACCCACAACACAAATGTTAGGTAGATATCAGCCTTGGCATGATGGGCATCAAGCATTGTTTGAGAGAGCATTAGCAAAACATGGGCAAGTAAATATAATGGTTAGAGACATGCCTACAGATAAAAATAATCCTTATACAGCACAGGAAGTTATTGCAAATTTAAGCAAACAATTAGTAAGTTTTGCAGGCCAAGTTATGTTTAGTATAGTTCCAAATATAGTAAATATAACATATGGCAGAGATGTCGGTTATAAGATAGAACAAGAACAATTTGATAAAGAAATAGAGAATATTTCAGCAACAAAAATTAGAGAGGAAAGTAAGTGTTTAAAAATTTAATGTTTTTGGTAGTAGTATTGGTTGCAAGTAGATTTATAGGTTTACCTGCCAACTTTACACCACTGTTAGCATTGGCTGTCTTTATGCCAAGGTTAACTGACGATAAAAGACTGCAATACTTACTTCCTGTAGCACTAATGGCATTCTCAAATCTATTTTTAGAGCCAGTAAACTGGTTTATACTTGCAAGTATACTTACTGTATTCGCTGTTACGCCTACTATAAGTAGGCACACAAAGAGCCTTTTTTGGGGTAGTGTAAGTGCTATAGGCATATGGCATGTTGCTGTAAACGGCTCTGTGTGGCTTGTAAGCGGTGGTTCGCTACTAGATACATACGTTGCGGCCATTCCCTTCGATTTTAAAATAGCAGTCAGCACAAGTTTATATGTAGCATTGTTTCATTGTGCTGAAAACATCTATGCACACCTTAGTAGGTCAAATACAAAATTATTAGATAGGTTGGTATGACCGACGAAATAATTCCGAATACAGTACCAAGGGGAGGACCAGGAGACTTTCCTGAAGTACTCTATAATCAATACAAAAGAACTTATACACCCAATTACAGTGAAAATGATTCTTCTATATTTGGTACAGAGTTTTTTGATAGACCTGCAAGTGATGTGATCGAAACTAGACAAGAATGCAGAGTAAATAATTTTCCTAACACTGAATTTGCGATATATAGAAAAAGCAACGAATTAGTTATGTTCTTTGGAGAGAGTTGGGCATACGGTGGCAAAATTAGAGATATGGTTGTTGGCAATGAAGTAAGGGAATCTATTGAAAGTGTTGTAAGAGGAATTGTAGAACCAGTGGGTCCTAAGTTGTCACAATTATTAGACTGTGATTTATATCAAAGTGCATGGCCAGGTGATCATACAACAAACATGTTTGAAAAAGCAGAACGTATGTTACCACAGTGGGTACATAAGTATAACGAAGTTAAGTTATGCATTCAAATAACTGATCCACACAGATGTGCAAATGCTTGTTATCTATATGATACACCATGGATTAACAAATACACTAACGACACAGGTACTACAATAGGTATAACTGCTGAAGAATGGTTATACGAATATGATAAATCGTTTCTAGTGTGGGCAGATGAGATTATACAAAAGTATAACAACGTAGATATTGTGCTATGGAAGAACTTTAATCCGTGGTGTATCAACAAAGACGAAAGAGACCAATACAAAACTAAAACACAAGATTTAGATTGGACCACATTTAATGCACAACTTGACGGTGTAGAGTTATTGGAAGGAAGACAAATTAGTAATCCTGCATTGCTGTTAAGAGAGCCTAACTGCATGATGAGTTGGCTTCTCGGAACTCCTGTAGCATGGAGAGACCATCAAATAAAATGCATAGAAGACGTACAAAATTATTGGAACGACATATCGTTTCAAAAACTAAAGATGAATGTAAATTATCCTAGTCCAACAAGTCATAGATTATGGGCAATGCAATTAGCAAGTGCTGGTGGATGGAAATGATATTAAAACTATTAGAAAAATTGGGTAGAAAGAGAGTTATACTTGATGCAGACAACGAGCCGTACCTAACAAGGTATTACTTGTTTTTAAAAGATAGGAAATGGTTTCCGTTTAACATATTCCTACACAACTTTCACAAAGGAGATCCGGATGACTTACACGATCATCCTTGGCCTTTTATCACTATTATCCTTAAAGGGGGTTATTGGGAACATACGCCGACTGGCAAGTACTGGCGGCCCGCAGGTACGGTACGCCTTGCAGGCAGTAGTCAACTTCATCGCGTTGAGCTTGAGCCTGGCGTTGCTGTTTGGACATTATTTTTTCCAGGTCCAGTGATAAGAGAATGGGGATTTATGAAAAAAGGTAAGTGGGTACAACACGAAAAGTACCTTGCAGAACGATATAAAAACTAAGGCAGGACACAAAGATATGAAAATGGCAGTTACAGGAGTTGGAGTTGTTTCTCCACTAGGAAATGACTTACCGACTAATATAGAAAATTTAAAGGACATGGTAGTGCCGTTAGCAGATGCTAGGATTAAAGATGACCCTATAGCATCACCACTAATGAAACTATCCAAAATATTTCATGCGAACTACGATGATGTAAACATTGACGATTTAGTTCCAGACAGAGATCAACGTTATTCAGATCCTATTTGTACTACAAGTTTAATTGCAGTTGATGAAGCAGTTAGGATGAGCGGAATAAAAAAATTACCTGAAGATACTCCAGTGTTTGTGGGCAGTATTCAAGGTGGTTGTTTAAGTGAACTAGATTGGGTAACAGATCTAATCAAAGGTAGAAGAAAAATACACCCTAAAGTATTGCTTAACTCTGCACAAGAATATGTTAGTAACGTAATAAGCGAACATTATAAAATACATGGTCCTGCAAGTGTTATTGCCGCAACATGTATCTCTGGTGTACAAGCATTACAAACAGCAGAAAAGTACTTAGAGACGGGCACAGACGTTGCTATCGTAGGTGCTACAGATTTCATGACGTCAAGTACAACACTATACTACTTTCAGGCATTAGGTGCCCATTCAAATACACCAAAGAGTGTACCATGGGACATTGACCGAGATGGTATTATACCAGGAGAGGGTAGTGTGTACTTGATTGTTGAACCCTTAGAAAAAGCAGAGGCTCGAGGTGCTAACATACGTTGGGTTATTGACGGCATAGGTATTGCCAGTGATGCTCATCACCCTACTCAACCGGACCCAGAAGGTACTGGTGGTAGATTAGCAATACAACAAGCAATGGATAGAGCAGGTACTACAAAAGAAGATTACAATGTTGTGAATGCACATGCCACAGGCACACCAGTTGGCGACCCTGTAGAGTTTAATGTACTAAAAGAATACTTTAACAAAGACTCCTGGTTATACAGTAACAAAGGACAGATAGGACATATGATGGGTGCTAGTTGTCTAATAGAACTGGTGCTGGGTGCAGAAGCAATGACACAAGACTTTATTCCAGGTAATGCAGGACTTGTGGAGCCATTTGATACATCACACTTTGCATTTACATTTGATAGTAAAAAGCATTTTGATTATAATAGACTTATGAAAACAAGTTTTGGATTTGGAGGTAGGAGTTCCGCTGTGAGTGTAAGCAAATATGAAAAGTAAAATGATTCCATATTACATGAATATTGCTCATGAGACTGCAAAACTCAGTGTAGCCAAACGTGCCCAAGTAGGTTGTATTATTGTAAAAGATAATCGTATCATTAGTATCGGTTATAATGGTATGCCTAGTGGTTGGGATAACGAATGCGAAACAATTAAAGAACAGCATGACATAGGCACAGTAACTTTGCATACCAAACCAGAAGTGCTACATGCAGAAACTAATGCTATTGCCAAAGTTGCACAAAGCAACGATAGTTGTAAAGATGCTGTATTGTTTTGTACACATTTACCATGTATTGAATGTGCTAAAATTATACACCAAGCGGGGATAAGTAAAGTATATTATGATGTGGAGTATATGGCCGCAAAAGGCACTGGTAAACAATTTTTAGATAAAAGTAATATAGAGGTAGAACAATGTCAGCAATAACAGTACAAGATATACTACATGTTATACTTGGTACAATACTATGCGCCGGCATGCTTAAGGCTGTATGGATATCAACAATCATCAATGATGAACGAAAGCAAAGATATAGAGACGGCACACATGATTATTACGGAAATAGAATCGAGGAGGATGAATGACAACAATAACACTAGATGAATATAGTATAACTGTAACTGAACCAGCCCAGATGTATTTGGCTGAACTACTATCTAAGCAAGATGATGTTATTGGTGTACGTTTATATGTTGACAAAGCAGGTACTCCTAAAGCAGAAACATTATTAACATATTGTAGAGAAGGTAATCACGATGGTACAGTACTTCGTGAGTTTGAACACTTGAACGTGTACCTCGATGAGCAAAGTATTAAGTTCTTACATGAAGCAACTGTTAATTATGATCAAGAAGAATACGGTGGAAGTCTAACAATAAAAGCACCTAACAGTAAACTACCTAGACTAGGTGAAGATGCCTCACTAGAAGAAAAAGTTAATTATGTATTATGGAATGATGTAAACCCAGGTATTGCCGCACACGGTGGCGAGTGCAACTTAGTTGAAATCACAGAAGACAAAGTTGCAATACTAAGTTTTGGTGGAGGGTGCCAAGGTTGTGCCCAAGTTGATGTAACTCTTAAATATGGTGTTGAAAAGCAACTAATGGATGAACTTCCAGAATTAACAGGTGTTAAAGATGTTACTGACCACAGTGACACATCTAATGCCTTTTATTAATAAATAGTTGTTGTATACAAAACCACAGACACACTATTGTTAACAAATAAACACATATATGGAGAAAAATTATGTTAGACCCACGTCAAGAAATCATGGAAATGATTCATGGTGTCAGGGAAAGTTTAAACGCACTCGAAATGAAACTATGGGAAATTCCACACCACGAACCAGTTGAAGAATACGAAGAAGTATTTGTAGCACCAGCAGTAGGAGACTACATGCACCCATCAACACCAACTCACCCATGTCCAGAGGGATTAGGCGAAGGCGCCTATTGGGATGAATGTTGTCAGTGTTGGATGCAACCAAACGAATACGAATGGGATGATTCAAACCTATTAACAAACTATCATACTGATATGACATACTTGCCAGAACATGGTAATGTATGGGTAGAAGAAAGCACAAGTGATTGGTCAAACGGTTATGCCGATGACTGGTATGTTGCCCCTGAAGAAATTGTTGAAGAATACGTTGAGCCAGTTCCAGCACCAATAATGCCAGCACACGACGAAGTGTACTACGAAACTACTGATAACGGTAACACAATAGATGCACCTGCCCCAGACACGGCACCAGCACCTGTTGAAACAGAATATCATGAAGAAGCAAACGTAGAGATGTATTTCCACGATGAGGCAAACGTACATGTAGAAGAAACTACAATGGACGGGTTCCAACAAGCGGGTACAGATGCACCACAAGATGGTCCAGACTTTTCGGACACTGATGCAATACACGATGTAATGGACAGTTTATTAGATGATGACGATTCTGATCCTACTACATAGTAGAAGTTAAGATCAATAAAAAAGGGCCATAAAGGCCCTTTTTTTATGTTAACTAAATTAAAAAACTTCGGGCAATATGTTTTCCATATTCCCTGATTTCATCATTAAGTCAAATTTTTCGAAGTAGTCAGATGCCGTGTCACGTAATGGACGAGTTAATCTGGCTACTATTCCTAATGGATTCGCCATGTTAGTCTCCTATTTGTTGTTTCACAAATGCCCATGTTGTTATAACGTTTCCCCTAGAGGGGAGTGTTACATCTTGACAACAGTTATGTTACAGTTGTGTTACAGAATTATTTATCATCATTAACATTCCTGTTAACAGATTACAGAATTATAACGTAATTTAACATAAATCGCTGTTTAAAGGTGGTTAAGTGCATGTTTTCTATACAAAAAGGTTGACAAAACCTAGAATTTCTGTATAATAGTTGTATAAGTTAATTAAAAGAGAAGAAAAATATGCAAAATTTAAACACACAGAACCAAAGCAAAGACAAAATTGTATCTATACCAGGATATCATATTGGTTCTTTTACTTGCTACAATGCAAACGACAAGGATTCAGATTCAGTAAATATTCAACTTACTGCTCTTGAAGAAATGTGGTATGGACATGAAGAGAACATAGACCACCCAGAAGGATCAGAGTATCCTGTAAGTATAAATGTTCCTCATATGAAGGTTATGAGAGACAGAGTTGTTGATAGTGTGTTTAACAGAACTGGTATTAATATTAAAGATTTTGACAGTATTATACATGCTAGTACATCTCCAGGTAGAGATGAGCAAGGTAACATTATTGATCACGGTAACGAAAACATTGTGAGGAATGTATAATGATTAAGGATAGAAACACAACTGTTCTTGCCACTGACTATCAGAGCACAGAACAAATGAAGAAGTTTATTGTGCATTGCACAGGTGCTAAATTAACTCCAGTTGCTAACAATACTGATGCATTTTGGATATCAGGTGATAACAGAGGCGACTTCTATGAGAGCAAATACTATAAACTAGTGTTTGGTTATGTAACTGAAGAGTTCAGAGCAGGCAAGCCAACTAAGTCAGGTTACGGTTTTGACATTCAAGCAACAGGCGATTACAATGCTTGGAGTTTGATGGGCGAGTTTAGAACAATGATCAAAGAAACAATGGCCGAATATAAAAAAAGCAAGGTAGCATAATGTACGATAAGCCAGAAAACGCACAACTTTCAAGAAGAGAAAGAATACTACTTGACCCACTTGGTGCCAGTGAGAAAAGCGATAAAGCCAACAAAGTCAAAAATGAGAAGGAAGGTAGTTTCTACGGATACAATGAAAAGTCTAGAAATTACGAACACGGGTTGGACGACTAATGCCTAATTGGTGCGGAAACTATACTGAGATTGAAGGTCCAGTAGAAAAAATTAAAGCATTGCATGAAGCAGGCAATGACGAAAAGTTCTTGGAGTATATGGCTCCAATTGGTAATTGGGATTACAATGATGCTGTAACTACTTGGGGAACTAAGTGGGACATAGACATAGGTCGTATGGAATTCGAAAAACTTGATAACGATCGTGCAACTATAAAAGGTTACTTTGAATCTGCATGGTCACCGCCTGAACAAGCATTTTTAACGTTTTTGTATAACAATGAAGATGTTAATATTAAATTATTATACCACGAACCTTCTATGGATTTTGCAGGCAGTTTAGAACATGGTACAATTATTATATCAGACTTAGGTCTAGACTTTTTCAACAATGATCCAATTGGACAAGAATTAGATGAGGCTTTTGGTATTGTAGATGACTTAGAACAGTACATCGAAGAGACTATGGAAGAAGCAATTAATACAGACCCTACAACAATAACTAATCCAGATGACTAGGAAACAAAAGAAACAAATTAATAATTTTATACAGTCTACATTGAAAATTGTAGGTTGTACATTTTTGTTCCTTGGCATGACTATGGCATTAGGTGTAAATCCTCACATGGAACTTACTTCCTACTTGCTATTATTTGCTGGTACTCTAATGATAATAATACATAGTTTCAGAGACAACGACCACATGTACTTGCTAGTATCAAGTGCAGGGTTTGTACTTGTTGGTGGAGCATTCTTAGACACTGAAACAGCAATAATGATTGCAAACAACTATGGCATTGCACTAACTGAAGAACAAGGTTGGTTTGCAAAATACGGTAAAGTGTTTGTAGAAATAATTAAGGCAGTGACATGAGATCACTAATTAATATGGCAATCATTGTGCAGGTACTAATAATTATATCAGTATTTGCCATGATACAAACAATGTGAATATAAGTAGTAGTATGAAAAAAAGCACTACACAGATGACAAAAGCAGAGCTATTTACTGTTCTTAAAGAAAAGGACGAAGTAATAGCAAATCTAAATGCACGAGTGGACGAACTAGAAAACCTTGCTATAGAAAGTAGAGCTATTCCTATGGATGCTGACGGTAGTCGATTGCTCACGTTAATGAATCAAAAAATTAAAGCACTAGAGGAAACAGTAAATGGCCTTACCAAATAAAGTATTTGTATACGGTACACTAAAAACAGGCGGAAGTATCAGAGGATTGGATCAGTTTGGTTCAGACCATGCTGTTATTGTTAATAGAGCAACAACACAATACCCTGATTACGACATGTTAGATTTAGGTGCATTTCCGGGTGTTGTTAAAAATGGCACATACAAAATTCAAGGTGAAGTTTGGCAAGTTAGCGATGAAGCAATGGATCAACTTGATATGATAGAAGGCTATCCAGACTTTTATAAACGCGAAGAGACACTCACAACAGCAGGCAAGGCTTGGATGTATTACTTAACAAGAGACGCATGGACTGGCATGAACGACAGTCAAGACTCTCCCCAGATTGATGTAATTAATGATGAGGTCAAGCAGTGGCGGAATTAAAAAAGCATTTCTATAGTTGGCAAGACGTTGAATTAATGTGTCAAAGCATTATTATGCAGATGTACGCAGACGAATGGCGTCCTGATTACATAGTAGGACTAACCAGAGGTGGCAATATACCTGCTACAATAATTTCAAATCAAACAGACATCACATGTCATGCACTTAAAATCAGTTTTAGAGATCAAGCAGAAACAGAATCAAACTGTTGGATGAGTGAAGATGCATACAATGGTAAAAAAATTCTTATTATTGACGACATCAATGACACTGGCGAAACATTAAACCACTTGCAACAGGATTGGGAATCGAATTGCTTTCCTGATGATATGAAGTGGGACATGATTTGGGGACACAACGTTAGGTTTGCAACACTAACTGAAAACTTTGGTAGTACGTTTGGTTTTGTAAAATATTGTTGTCATGAAATAAACAAATCCGAAGAAGATGTGTGGTTAGTTTATCCGTGGGAAAAACAAGTATAAAAAATGCACACAGTCGAGGTAACTTCAGTAACACACTACAGCGACAGGCTTTTTAGTTTTACTACAAATAGACCAAGAACATTTAGATTTAAAAATGGCGAATTCGCTATGATAGGTTTACCAGAAGAAAAGTACAATGGTGCAAAGCAAGTGTTCAGAGCATATAGTTTAGTTAGTACAAACTACGATGACCATATTGAATTCCTAAGTATTAAGGTACCAAACGGTCCTTTAACATCAATCTTACAAAATATACAAGAAGGCGATGAGATTCTAATAAAGCCTAAGACAGTGGGCAGTTTAGTTATAGATTACTTGAACCCTAGCGAAAACCTTGTACTATTAAGCACAGGCACTGGTATAGCACCATTTATGAGTATTATAAGTGACTACGAAACATACGATAGATTTAAGAATGTCTACTTATTCCATACTGTAAGAAACATTAACGAACTATCATACATAAATGAAATAGATAATCTGGTTGACTTATTCCGAGGTTTAGTGTATATTAATACTGTTACTCAGGAACCATATGTAAGGCCTGGAAGGTTTTGGAATTACATAGAGGACTATCTACCAAGTGGTTTTACTAAAGGTAGAGATACTGTAATGGTATGTGGTTCCCCGGATTTAAACAAAGGTTGTAGAACAATGTTTAAAAGTTTAGGTTGGCAAGAAGGTAATGTTGGCGAAAGCGGAGACTTCTTGCTAGAAAGAGCATTTGCAGACTAAGGAGAAAACAATGGCAAAATATAGATATAGAATTGAAGGCGGTAGATATGGAGGCGAATGTGCTATCGGTACTGTCTCAGAAGAATTTGCCAAATACTGGGCACCTAAAGTAGAAGCAGATGGTTCACATTCAAGTGGTTTTATTGACCATGTACTGTCACTTAGTGAATGGGACGATGAGCAAGAAGGTATAGATAAAGACTCACCGGATATTTTTGAAGATGGCAATGAAGTAGAAGGATGGTATGCAGTAGATGACAAAGAGCATATCAATGCCGCATTTGCAGACGGTGGCTTCACAGTATCAAGTATTCCAGCAGATGGTTCAGATGATTACGAATATGATGAAAATGAAATCAGTTGCGAAGCATATTGGCTTAAAGGCAGAGAAGGTGGATACATCAGTACTGATTCAAGCGGTGAAACACCAGAAGGGTGTACTCCTGTAATGGCATTTATGAGTGTTGAGAAAGGTGGCTTTGCTACTTGGTTTGTTGATACAGACGAAGAGTTTGATCCAATGAAACTTACAATGACAGTTAACGAAACTTGCATGGGTGAGTTTGTTGAGGACCTAGCATACGACAAAGTATGGCTAGAAGCAAATTACGACTACAACGACACAATGGGTAAAAGTTACGAGGCCGAAGTAGGCTGGAGTACAGACCAGTGGAGAGACGAGTACAAAGATCCAGAAGAAGATGAAAACATGTCGGAGTATTGGGAAGAGTACGATGATGAACAAGAAGCATAGCCATCCTGCATATCAGAGATACCCTCACTTAAAACACTTTGAATTTTCTACTTCAGATTCTAAAAAAATGTTTGCATGGCTACCAGTAAAAACAGTTACAGGCAAATGGGCATGGTTTGAAACAGTATTTAAAACAACATTCACGACAATAAATCGCCCAATGGATACTACTGGTGTACATGAGTCACACGAAACAGTTAAAAAAATAACACACACTTACGAAACAGTAGACGAAACTATACAAAGGAAACTATCTAATGAGAATTGAAAGAGACATTAAACTAGATTACAGTGATGTACTATTTCGTCCAAAGCGAAGTGCTATGTTAAGCAGAGGTGATGTTAATTTAGAAAGGTCATATCAATTTAAACATAGTCAAAGGTATTACACAGGTGTACCAATTATGGCCAGCAACATGGATGGTGTTGGCACATGGGATATGGCACTTGCACTTGCAAAGAACAATATGTTCACATGCTTGGTCAAAGAAGAAGACCCGGCATTCTTTTGGGATTGGTTAAATAACAATCCTTACAAATCAGATTTAGTACAACACATGGCAGTTAGTACAGGTGTTACAGATATAGACGAGCAACGAATTGAGAAAACACTTAACCTAAACAAATCATTAGAGTATGTGTGTATTGATGTTGCTAATGGATACAGTGAAGGATTTTTAGACTTTGTAAAAAGATTCAGAGAGAAATATCCTAAACTAACAATTATTGCAGGCAATGTAGTAACGCCTGATATCACAGAGGAGTTAATTTTAAGTGGAGCAGATATCGTTAAAGTGGGCATTGGCCCTGGTAGTGTTTGTACTACTCGCATTAAGACTGGCGTTGGATATCCGCAACTCTCAGCAGTCATTGAGTGTGCCGATGCCGCTCATGGTCTTGGCGGACACATCATTGCTGATGGCGGTTGTTCAAGTCCTGGAGATGTAGCAAAGGCATTTGGTGCCGGAGCAGACTTTGTTATGCTTGGTGGCATGTTAGCAGGACACGACGAAGGCGGCGGTGAGGTGGTAAATAAATTTGTAGAGATTAATGAACTACAATATGAAGTTGGAGCACACTTAGATCACTGTAAGCACAAAGTAAAAGAAAAGAAGTTTGTAGAGTTTCATGGTATGAGTTCAAATACAGCACAGGAGAACAATGATGTTAAAGATTACAGAACAAGCGAAGGCAGGGTTGTACAGATTCCTTACAAAGGTGCAGTCGCCAATAGTATTAGAGACATACTTGGTGGTCTTCGCAGTACTTGTACTTATGTTGGTGCAAAGAGCTTAAAGGAATTAAGTAAACGCACAACATTTATTCAAGTAAGTAATAGTAAACAATATAATACAGTTTACGAATCAAACACAATTGGAGAATAATGTGGAACAGACACATCAGAATAATAAAATTAGATTCCAAAACAAAAAGATCAAAGACCAGCAACAACAAATTGATGAACAATCAAAACGCATTGCCGAATGGATAGCACAACAAAAAGATCCAAAGCATAATCAAGAATGAACAGACTTGTTTTCTTTGGCGACTCCCATACTTGTGGATTAGAGATAGAAGACCATGAGGTACTAGACAACGACTTTGAACTAGTAAATGTTATGAAGGAAGGACTGATAGATCAGTACAACTTTAAAACAGCAGTTGTGATGTGGCACATGCATATGGCACAACAAACAAACATGTCTCCGTGGGATTATATTGGTAGACCTGTAAAAAGCAGTTATCCATACTTACTTGGAGAGTTATTAAATAAAGAAATAGTAACACATTGTCAAACTGCAAGTAGCATGGACTATATTTTATTGCAACTAGAAAACATGCATAGCAAAGGTGAGATTAATCCAGACAACGACACATTGTTTGTTGGTATGTGCAGGCCTACTAGAACATACACACTTGATAAAGACGAGGGTAGATACAACTTTGCATTTGAAAACGCAGACGGTAAAGACAGTACAGACCCTGAAGTAGCACAAATGATAAAACGTTTTAATGTTAATAAAGAAATACTGCTATCTGAATTTTTAACAGATAATAAATTGGTTGCCAGTTTTTATACAGCACTTAGTGGCATACTAAATTTTGCCACAGTAAACAATTACCAACTACACCTAGTTCCCCACTTTAATCAAGACTACATTAAAGTTGATGGCATCCATAGACCGCACACTGAAGCATACAAATCTCATTGTGAGACTAAGCAAGAATGGGAGTATTGGGACTTTTGTATAGACACATATAACAGAGCAAAGTTGTTTATGTTTGACGAAAATTACCACTTAACATACTTCCAAGCAGACAGAGAAAGGTGTGGATTTTTCCACCCAGACGCAGAAGCTCATAAAGATTTTGCTGAATACCTAGCCAAAAACATGGATAAAACAGGATTTAATTAATAAATACTAATATAATATGATTATACAGCCAGACATATATCGACTCAATAGAGACCCTGAGCTGTCTCCTTGGTTTAAGGAACAGTTAGCAAAACAAATTTCTTTTGGAATTTTTCACAACGACATACAAGGATTACAAACATCCTTAGTAAAAGACTTGATTGAATACAAAGCAAAATATGGTCTCGAGCATGTGGTAATAGGAATTAGTGGTGGCATTGATAGTGCCGTTACTGCTTTACTATTTAAACAAGCAGGTTGGTCAGTAACAGGTTGTATGTTGCCTATTCATCAAGACGATGAAGAACTAGAAAGAGCCAGAACATTTTGTATGGAACAGTTAGACAGTTGGATTGAACATGACTTGTCTAAACAATTTGATGCATTAGTTTCTATTATGGATGAAACAATTTCGCATGACGGATTATCAGATGATAAAGTACGTCAAGGTAACATTAGAGCAAGACTTAGAATGATTACATTGTATGATCTTGCTAGTAAACATAAAGGTTTAGTTGCGAGTACTGATAACTTTTCAGAACTTGCTACAGGATTTTGGACATTGCATGGTGACGTTGGTGACGTCTCACCTATCCAAGCATTGACAAAGAGCTGGGAAGTTCCTGCATTAGCAGAACATCTTGGAGTTCCACGTACTATAGTGGAGGCAGTACCCACAGACGGCTTAGGTATTGCCAACGGTGACGAGGACCAATTTGGTTTTAGTTACTTAGAGTTTGACATTGCATTGTTTTCTATTCTTAGAGGCGATGTAGATCAAACTAAATTAACCGACGAAGATAGAGCGATTGTAGATGCGGTCGCTGACCGAGTGAGGAGTACTACTTACAAACGTACAAATCCGTTCAATCTTAGTCATCCCTTTGATTCTGTTAGGTACGACGAATTAAATAAACTAGATAACTACTTAAGGAGTTAACCATGGAATACATTATAGTATTAATTCTTGTAGCAGTTGGTGGAGCATTTTGGTATTTTAACAAAGACCAAAACGACTTGGACATTAATGACGATGGCAAAGTCGATGTTGCTGATTTAAAAGAAGCGGCATCTAACGTTGCCAAAGGCGTTAAGGCAGAAGTTAAAAAACTTCCAACACCTGCTAAGTTAAAAGCTCAAACAAAAGCACAACTCGAAGAGTTGGGCAGAGAGTTTGGCATTGAACTTGACAAACGCAAGAACAAAGATAAGATGATCGCTGACCTAAAAGCAGGCGTAAAATCTCAATCAAAGTAATTTAATTTACTCGAGTAAATAAAGACGCTCAGGCGTCTTTATTTTTGACTAAAAATACCCAATAACTTAACACATCAGTTAATTATATGATAAATATCAGCGGAAGTTAGAAAAGCACTCCTTCTTCCACAAGAGGACGGTTGTTGATTGTCTAGTGTTGCCGTGGTGTGTATCCACTGTAGACTTTATTGCGAAAGTACAGCACATTATAGAGATCATACAAAAGTTAAGGAACTTTAACCCCTCAGCATAGTTCGAGAGAATATGTGAATACGGATGCTAAACTATTTAGATTCGGAGAATATAATGTCAACCATCACAATCATACGTGAAGGTAAATCTTTAATTCAACGTACTGTAAACGCGATGTCTACATTCAAGGACAGATACTGTCCAGATGGTAGAACATGTGAAGACTTGGCTACATTAGGTAGTCTCGCCTTCATCGGTTGGTTTATGTACATTGCTTTAAAACCACTAAGTGGGTTGTAGATTTACTAACACTTCAAACAATTAAGGCTCACTAAGTGGGCCTTTTTTATGACTCTACTAATAAATATCTATATGCTTGAAACCTTAGAACAAATACGTCAAACAGTAAGAGACTTTAACAGCCAGAGCCAGTTTAATGATTGGTTAATGGCAGTTGGTAAGCAGGCAGACAAATCTAACAGCAGAGAAGTATGCGTAAATGCAAATTATGTTAGAGGTTGTACAAGCAACGTTTGGATAGCAGGAACACAAAAAGAATCCAAATGGTACTTTAATTTTTACAGTAACACAATGTTTACTAATGGTATAGCATACATACTATGTGATACTATCGGTGGTAAAACAGTCGACCAAGTTAACCAAATAGAATACAACGACTACAAATTTCTTGGAACTAATTTATCACTAGCAAAGAAGCAAGGCTTACAGGCAATGCTCAACCAAATAAAAAACATTGCTAATGCTTGACATTAAGCAATTTAGCATGTATAATATGTGAAACAAAACTAACGGAGATAACATGAACTTTGTACCATATGTAATTGAGAAAACAGCACAAGGCGAGAGAAGTTACGACATTTACAGCAGACTATTAAAAGAACGAATTGTGTTTCTTAATGGACAAGTTGATGATGGTGTATCGAACAGCATTTGTGCCCAACTATTATTTTTAGAAGCAGAAGATCAAGATGCTGATATCAGTTTTTATATTAACTCACCAGGCGGTGTAGTAACATCAGGCATGGCTATGTACGACACAATGCAATACATTAAGCCAGACGTATCAACTATTGTAATGGGACAAGCGGCTTCGATGGGAAGTCTACTAGCACAGGCAGGTGCGGCAGGCAAACGTTTCGTACTACCTAAAGCAAGAACAATGATTCACCAACCATCAGGTGGTGCTCAAGGAATGGCATCTGATATTGCTATTCAGTATGCTGAAATTGAACGTATGAAAAAAGACCTTACTGAAATTTATGTAAAGCATAATAGTAAGGGTAAAACTTATGCAGAATTTGAAGCAGGTATGGATAGAGATAATTTCTTATCAGCTCAAGAGGCTATTGATTGGGGACTGGCAGACGAGATAGTTGAGAAAAGGTAGTGGGAGAAGTTAACCTACGTTTTAATGTATTATCACTATCAGATATTGTATCAGTATTTAAAGAATACAAAGAACTACCTAATACCGTTGTAATAGATGGTGTTGCCAAAGACAGGCATTGGCCTAGTTTTGTAGGACATTTCTTACTAAGCAAGTTTACTGAAGAAGAATTGCAAAATGCATGGAACCAAACTAAAAAGCATCTACCACCGTGTGAGCTAGTTGAAGCAAGAGTATTAAAGTATAGTACCACTAGTCATATTCCAGCACACAAAGACCAACACGAATTCGAAGAATCAGACCTAAGTGTTATAGTACAACTAAATCATCCAGATGATTATGTAGGCGGAGAGTTGATAGTTGAAGGGCATTTAATGGAACTAAAACAAGGAGATATGGTGTATTACGATTACAATACAATGCATGGAGTACACAGAATAAAGCAAGGTAGTCGTTATGTACTTAATTTTCGATGCAAAACGGTTAAATACTAGTATGCAAACATTCGATCCAAAAAAAGAACTTATAACCATAACGCCGAGTGCTCAGGTTCACTTCAAACAAGTAGCAGAAGAGAGCAATGTACACGGCATTCGATTAAAACTAACAGGAGGAGGTTGCGCCGGATTTGCTTACGAATGGGAAATGGTAGAGGATACATCATCAGTAAGATTAGATGAATTTACTATAGCATTCGAAGGATGGAGTTTTTACTTAGATAACATGAGTAAACCTTATCTTATAGGCAGTACTGTAGACAAGAAAACTAGTATAGCAGGTAACATGATTGAGATATCATCGCCACTTGCTGAAAGTACTTGTGGATGTGGTGAGAGCGTAACGTTTAATATATAATGGAAGTAGACTACAGTTTCTTAGAATACACATACGATCCTGCGACTATGCCTATAAACATGGTAGAGGATCAACTAACAAAACTTGGCTTTGCTAAACGCACAAGGAACAGCACAGGTGCTGTTACTGTATGGACACAGAATCTATGTATACTAATAATAAAGTCTGTAAGCAATCCTGAAAAAGTAGGAATTAGTGGTATTGGTTTTATCTGTAGCAAGGACGTAATACAACGTATTGGTGCTAAACCTGATCCAGATGATACTGGTATGTATATTAAAACTACTCCAGCAGGACCAAATGTAGGGTTGCGTACATTGTTAATGCCTGAAGAAGAGTTTGGTGAGTTACAACGCTCTCTACATCAACTCGAAAAGACTAAAAGTCCAGGCAACGAACAAGGACTAAATTATGTAAGCGGTATTATTTACAATAGTATCGACGCAAGAATGAGAGACTTTTACCAAGAGATTGGATTTAAGTTTACAAAGACAGGTGATAGATACTACACATTTTTAAGTGCTAATAATAGATTTAGCATACTAATGGACACACAGACCTCAGACGGTAATGTACCTTCAATTATTTGTGACACTGATGACGTGTTCACAACCACAGCAAACTATGTGTCAAACGGTGTAGTACTTAGAAAATTTGATAACGATAAAGATCTAGACTTTGGCGAGTTGAATCATAAGATTAGAGGATATAACTGTAATGCAGTAGGCAACGAAAACAGTTATACTATCGAGAATCTTATTCCAAATGCGGCTCCCAACTTAGATATTATCTTTAGACAGCGAAAGCAATATCTAAATATATCAGAAACAACATTGGATACATATTATGCAGACAACCAAACGCAGTAATACATACCAAGAAATTTTTGGCGATGATAGAATGCTTGAAGCATTTGGTACTCTTCGTCCTTCAGTCTCTGAACGTACTGCATACTTTTTTGAAAGTTGGATGGATTGGAGACGTAATCAAGTAAAATTAAAACCAAAGTTTGACCAAGCATGTAGAAACTTGTTAAAGGAACTAGGACTTAAAGAGTTCTGGGAGTTTCAAGTCAGAGAAGGAGAAGTTAGATTCCATCGCGATGATGCTAAAGCATTCGCACTAGTTAGTGGATTAGAAAACTTCACAAGAAAGGAGAGTTCATATGTTTGATTATTATGATTATGTTAACGGACTTCCTGAAGGCAAACTAGTTACTGAATTAGAAAAACTTCACAAACGACTATTTAAAACACAACAATCAAGCCCAGTATATCAGCAGTTACTAAACATGATTGATATGGCTCAGAGCGCCTACACAGACGCCTTATATGCACAGCGAATTAAAAAAGAGGATACTGTAATTGATATAGGCGAGACAGAACATGTTGATTACACACCCGACTATTCTAAAGATGAAATAGTAAACGCATACATAGAAGTATACACAAAGAAAAAACCTGGAGAACCTCCAGTAAGGTAATATTATGAGAATTGTAACACTAAACAAAACACTTCCAATGAGAGTGTTAATGATAGACACTGATCAGAATGCAATACAAACAACAGAGTATAGACTAACGTATTCAATGACAACCAAACTAAATCCTGAAGCAGTAGATCCTCATTTAGAAGCCACTAAAGCACAAAATAAAAGTTATGCTAAAGTTAACATGTTTGTAGAGCAAGTATTAGATCACAGTTTTTTAGCAGAGATAGGCAATCCAGATGTTAACTTGTTAGAGAAATACAATAACAATATTATAATTGTTCCAGACCTTAGCGAAACAACATTCCTAGCGGCATTGCATTGTAAACTTAACAGCATTGTTGATAATAATACATTAGTTGATAAAGTCACTTTAGCAGACACTGATCAACAACTAACATACACATACGAAATCCACGAGATGGAAGATGACACATGGATTGAATTGCCAAGTCACGAAGAGTGGTTGCCAGAAAACAGTTATTGGGATACCAGTTGGTGGTTTAGATATGACATTAGTACATATGATGGAATGGCTAAAGATAGTGAGGACAGAGATTCGTGGCGCCAAACAATGCAGGACAATGGTGGTGATGAAATCAATAAAGAAGCACTAGATTACATTGACACAACATTTGAAAAAATGTTTAACGAAACTATAGAAGGTGCAGGTGAAGTAATTGACCTAGAAGAATTAAGAGTTTCTAAAACAAATAAGAAAAAGGGTTGGACACCCAAGTTAGTATGAAAAAAATAACAAGGCGAGATATAGAGTTTTGGACAATCATGGGAATAGCAATAGCATTTCTATTGTATGTTACTTGGTAGAAAAAGGTTGACATTTGTTATATAGTATTATATAATAACGATTATGGATATACAAAACACAGAAACTACAGGCATAGAATTACTGTATAGAAATAAATCTCTAGTAAATGTGCCATTCGAAGATAGTGTTGTTGCAGAATATAACGACTCTGCTTATGAACTTGATTTAGAAGAGTTAGTAAGCAAAGGTAACTGGAGCAAGGACTTTAACATACCAGCAAAGTACAAAGAAATTGATGTTGCTGAGTATATTCGTAGACTAATACCAACATCAGGACAAGATGTAAACATCATAACCGCTAGAGTAGAGATGGAATTAGCAGAATTTGAGGCCAGGAAGTTATTTCCTGTGTTACAGTTGTTGATATATATAATTGACACTATGCGTAAAAACAGCCTTGTTTGGGGTGTTGGAAGAGGAAGTAGTGTTGCTAGTTATATACTGTATTTACTGGGTATTCATAAGGTAGATTCGGTTAAATATAAGTTAGATATAAAAGAATTTTTAAAATGAGGAAAACATGGTGATAAGAAAAAGCAATAGGGGACAGTCAATTGATATGGAAGCCTTAATTGCGGCTAACAAAGAGTCCCCAGCAGTCGGTAACATGAAAGTTAATGCCGGCGGTGATGTTGTGGGCAAAGGCGGCGAGATAGTTCAAGCCAACGAAGATCGTGTTAGAGCATATTACCAAGAAAATCCTTCGAGTAGTACATCTCAAGTAAGTTTAAAAGGCGACATGCCTGGAGTAAAAGCAGAACCAGATGCGGCAAATCCATTAGAACCTAAAACAGCAAAAACGGCAAAAGAAAATAAAAGAACTGCACCAAAAGAACCTTCAGTATTAGATACTGTAGAAGAAGTGTTGGAAGATAAAATTGAAGCAGTAACCGAGCCTGAAGAATTTGACGAGCCTGAACATGTTGATATCGGAAAGCAAAAATTAGGAACAGCAGATGTTGAGGACGACAATCAACCATTAGGTTGGAGAGAAGTTGAACAGCCAAACGGCGACATAGAAATGGTACCATACTACACAGAGGATGAAAAGGATGGCAAAAACTAGTACTACAACTACTACTATCAGTCCCACTACTATTACACTTGATTGTGATTCATCAATAGTTAACACATCGTATAGTCTTGACAACATTGTTGATTGGCAAGACAACATTACTATATCTACAGATTCTACAATTTCTGGATTTGATGAAACTCCTATCGAAAGTCTCACACTAGGCAAAGTAAAACTAACAGAAGAAAAACTTGAAAAACTTGATGCATTACTAGATATTTTAGAAGGTGCAGAAGGTGGCGAATTAAAAGCAATGTTAGAAACACAAATATTATTAAACAAGGTAAGAAATGGTTAAACTAAGAGCAATCAGAGATACAATACTAGCAATAAACGGAGACTTCGAAGACCACGTAACTGAGTCCGGTATTATTGTAAAGTCTACAGCAGGAAAAAATGAGGGTATTACTCCTCGTTGGTTTCAAGTACTAGAAGTAGGTGAGGATTCACAATACTTAGTCAGTGAAGGACAATGGATTTATGTAGAGTACGGCAGATGGACTGAGGCATTAGAACTTAACGATGATCGTATTGAAGGTGGTAAAGGCAATGTTTGGAGAATAGATCCAGCAGGCTGTTTAGCAGTATCGGATGAAGCACCAGATAACACATTTCAATTTAACAAAGACACCGCATTTGACGGTGTATACAGAAACCCACTAGACTCATGAAACTACCAACCGAAGGCAAACCTAAAACTAATCCATGGTTCAACACATTTGGCCTCGCAGGTCTTATGTTCCTAGGAGCAGTACTATTTACAGGTGCAAGTCAATGGTTGTATCTACCAGCACTTATTTTTATACTGTTAGGTCAAGGATTACAAATACAACAAAACAAGGAAGACTGATGCCATACATTGAAAAGACAGGAGTTAAAACTGTAAAAGAACAATTACAACAATGGTATCATGTTATGGTTGATCCACGTATAGATGGATTCAATGGTTGGGGTTGTAAGAAGAAGTGCTACGAAGTATTATTCGAACTAGAAAAGATTATGGAGAACGCACCTGATTACGCAGGCGAAGATGAATGGCTTGAAGAGAAAAGGCAGGAACGTGTTCAAGCAGTATTAGAAGGTAAAGGCAAGTCCATAAATTACGTTCCATAGGAGAGCAACATGAAAGATAGAATTATAGGATTTTTATTTGTAGCAATCATGATAAGTGGTTGTGCAAACTTTAAAGATTATGTACCAGAAGATTTTGATGGTAACGAGTATATGAAACTTGCAGAACTATCTGTGGTAGCAGATTTAAGTGAAACATGCAATGGCATGGAAATGACAAGCATGAGATTTTATAGTGCCGTACTTATGAAGTACAGCGAAGGTACACTTAAAGAAAACATAGCAGAAATATACGCAGGAATACATGCCTTAACAGTAGAAATAAGTGAAAGAGAAAATCCTTCACCAGCATACTGTAGAATTAAAAGAGCAAACATTTCAAAGTTAGTAGATGAAGCAATGGATACATTTGGAGACAGGAAAAAATAATGAGCGATTACACACAATTAGAAGAAGATTTAAAGTCACAAGTACTAGAACTTAAAACATTAGTAGAAGCAGGCGATTTGTCCGAAGACGAATACAGCGAGTTAGTTGAAGATATTACAGACTCTGCTAAAATTAGTGCTAGGATAGGAACTGAAGCAGATGCAGTAATGGTTGGTAAAATCATTGATGCTGTTAAGTTAATAGCAAGTTTGGTCTAATGAGCACCCTCAAACTTGGTATCATTGGTTGCGGCTTTGTAGGCGGATCAGTGAACAAAGGCTTTGACAAGGATGTTGAAAAATTTATAGTAGACCCTAAAGTTGAAAACAGCGTCTCACTACAGGAACTTGTTGAAGCAGGACCAAGTATCACTTTTGTGTGCTTACCTACTCCACAACAAGAAACCCACCAAGACGTTGATATATACATAGTAAGAGATATGTTAGCACAACTAGAAGCACTAGAATACAAAGGTATTGTAGTACTTAAAAGCACTATTACACCATATTACTTAACCAAGTTTAAAAAAGACTTCCAACTAAAAATAGTTTACAATCCAGAATTCCTCAGAGAAACAAATGCAGATTATGATTTTATAAATCCTGATATGCAAATACTAGGTGGCAAATGGAAAGAATGTGAAGTTGTTGAAAAGGCTTATGTAAGACACAGTTCTGTAAAAGTAGTACCTACATTTAAAACAGATCTCATTACAGCAAGTTTCTTAAAATACACAATTAATAGTTGGTTAGCAACCAAAGTAGCATTCTTTAATGAACTACACGAGCTATTCGAACAAAGCGGCTCAAACAGTTCATGGGAACAATTTACAGAGATGCTTAGGAACGATGAACGTATAGGCAAAAGTCATATGCAAGTACCAGGACCCGACGGACAGTTTGGATATGGTGGTTCATGTTTTCCTAAGGACACTAATGCATTACTATATTATGCAAAGCAAACAGCCAACGGTAAGTCGCCTTTGACCATATTAGAATCAGCAGTAAAAAGTAATAGCAAACGTCGATAACACATAAATAAGGATATAGGGAGACGCAATGTTCGAACAATATCATAATTTTTTAAGTCCAGAATTACTAAAGACTCTGCAAGACACATACATGAATGACCAAGTTCGATGGACTCACAGAGACTTTGGCAGGTTCTTTTGTTACTTTAATGAAAATCATCATGAACAAATAGTAGAAGAACTGTATAACAACGAAAACTTACCCACATACCATAATAATAAAATGATGAGACATCATCACATGTACTTACAAAGGTTTGTTCCTGGTAGTTGGTTGCCGTTGCATAGAGAAAGATGTTATGGCGTTTTAACAATATATATTAATCCTGATGAAGACTGGAATGAAAATAATCCAGCACCAAAATTTATATACTATACAACGCAGGATTTACATAACTTAGAAGCACACAAGAATTCATATGATATACATTGTAATTCAGGTACATACTTCTTAACAACTGACGATTCCAAAGCACCAGAGTATAATGCATACCACAAAGTTGAATATAATGAGAGCAACACTAGTAGATATGCAGTACAAATGTTCTTTGGTCCTGCACAAGAAGACTTTGGTACTATGTCTGGCAACTCAAACACTCAATTTAGAAACTTTAAACACACAGAGTCTTATACAGACACAAATCAAAATCAGACACTAAAGGCAATAACAACAGGAGCACTACAACTTCCTGAACTTGGACAACTAGTTGGTACTCGTGAAGAATGGAATCGTGATAATGCTGAAATTATACAACGGTTAGAGCAAGATGGCTGATAAACATTTTACCTTCTATGAGAACATACTAAGCGAAGAATTAATAGAGGAACTACACAATTACTATTGTGGTAACACATTAAACTTATCAGCAAAACAACACGGTCAAGAGATAGTTGATTGGTTTGTGGCTGGTGAGGCAAGAGGTGTTGTGCCTGCTACTGTTAACTTAACACCAGACCATCAAATGCGTATACTCGATGAACTATACAGCAACAAAGAATTACCATTGTACAAAAATAAAAAAATGCTAAGAGGATTAGGTTTTCCTATGAGGATAAACAACTTCTTACCTGGTGGCACTTTGCCTCCACACACCGATACAGTATGGGCTTCATTAACTTTATTTCTAAACAAAGAATGGAAAGAAGAATGGGGCGGTCAGTTCGTTTGGTACAAAGACGAAGACACTGAACAAGAAAATGGTATATCATACACTCCTAAGTATAACTGTGGTATGATAGATGTATATGATGATATGACTGTAGGTGCCTTGCACAGAGTCTTAGAAGTCACACACGATATAGAAAGGTGTACTGTACAAGCATTCTTTGGCTTGAAGCCTGGTGGTGGGCAAATAGGACAAATACCAGAAAAGTTTCAGCATCTGTTACCAAAGAACGTAACACTTCCTTACAAATAAGTCTTGACAACAAGACAAAACAATAGTATAATTAATTATGAAAATTGCGATCACAGGACACAGTAAAGGTATTGGCAAAGCATTGTTCGACGAACTCTCTACAGAACATGAAGTAGAAGGGTTCAGTAGAAGTAACGGCTTTGACATACAACAAACTAATATGATAGTTAGAGCAGTAAAAGGCTTTGACGTATTTGTAAACAATGCATACAGTGACTACAGTCAAACTAAATTGCTAAAAGAAGTGTTTAGCAAATGGCAAGATGACAAAAGTAAGACTATAGTTAATATTGTAAGTAGGTCCAAATACTTTAGAGTTGGCATGACACGAAGCGATGAGTATTGTATGCAAAAAAGAGCATTGAGCGATATGGCTGAGGTATTCCAATTAACAACAAAGAAAAAATGTCGCATTATAAATATCAATCCTGGCTATGTAAAAACAGATATGGTATCAGATTTGGCTGATGACATAGATATGCTAACGCCGGAGGAATGTGCTGGAATGATTGCTTGGGCAATTAACCAGCCACAACACATAGAAGTAGGGGAACTTAGTCTATGGAGACCTTAAGAAAGTTTTGGAGACTGTGGGCTAAAGCCATAGGGGAAAAAGAAGGAACAACAGATGCAGAAGCAGATAAAATTGCAATGATACGAACAGTTATTGTTGGTGTTAACTTTATTACATGCTTCTTTATTATAGCAGGAAATATACACAATTGGTGATTAAATGAGAGAACTTTGGACAGAAAAATATCGACCTTCAAGCATAGACACATATGTCTTTAGAGATGAAGGTCAACGCCAGCAGGTAAGTGGCTGGGTACAAGAAGGGGCACTTCCGCACTTGCTATTTAGTGGTGCCCCTGGAACAGGTAAGACTACTCTAGCAAAAGTCTTACTGAAAGAATTAGATGTTGACAACATGGACATACTAGAAATAAATGCTAGTAACGAAAACAATGTTGACACTATTCGTAATAAGATTACAAACTTTAGTAGCACTATGCCTTTTGGTGATTTGAAATATGTATTGCTAGATGAGGCTGACTATATTACTCCAAATGGCCAGGCGGCATTGCGTGGCGTTATGGAAATGTATCACACCAGTTGTAGATTTATATTAACATGTAACTACCCACAACGTATTATTCCTGCATTGCATAGCAGATGTCAAGGCTTTCATATTGAGAAGTTAGACATACAAGAGTTTACAGCAAGACTGGCAACTATATGTATTGAAGAAAACGTACAAATAGATTTAGAAACATTAGACACTTATGTACAAGCAAGTTATCCTGACTTGCGTAAAAGTATTAACCTTGTTCAACAAAACGTTGTAGAGGGTGTGTTACAAGCACCACAGGTAGGCGATAGCGGTACTAGTGACTGGATGCTTGATGTAGTAACATTGTTCAAGCAAGGCGAATACAAGAAAGCAAGAGAACTTATTGTAAGCCAAGCAAGA